ATCCTCTTGTAAATCAGGGTCACTTTTGTCATTTATTGAATTAGAACATGTGTTATCATATTTATGATAATGACATATAGAATTTTTACATACTATCATTATGCATTCCTTTCTTTTAAAAATATTGTATATAATTTATACAATTGTCTATAATAATATTGAATATTTATTTTATCTGTATCTCTTATCAAAAAACAACTCTTCTTTTGGATGTGGTTGAGGTAATCTATCAATTGAAACTGCATTCCCATAATAACCACTCCAACTTCCACAACCTGATAAAAATAAACTACCATTTTCATCAATTGACCTAATTTGATATGCAGGTTTATCACAACATTGCCAATGAAAAATTATAAAGCAATTATCTTGTGTAATAGATTTCTGTTCATCTTTAAGTTTCCAACCAAATCTACACCAATATTCAATAGATTCTAATGGATATCCTGCTTTTAAAAGTGAATTTGCTAAATTGTATTTTGCATGTTTTAATGCACAAATATCTGCATAAGTTTCTCTTTTATGTAATTTACCACACCAGTTGCATTTATATGATTTAACTTCTTCGGTCATTGGTTCTAATAATTCTTCTTGTTGTTCGGTATCTTGAATATCCTCATATTCGTTTTCCCATACAATACTCATAAATCATTATTCCTTTCTTTTGTTAAAATATTTTATATTTATTATAATTAAAAACCGATTAAAAAGTATGTTTTATGCTCTCTTAGGCAAATACATTTTACCAATGGCAATTGACCATTTAATAAGATTAGCATATATGTACATTTCATCATACCAACGAGCTAGTCCAAAACATAAAGCCCACGTATGTTTATTATGTTTACTGGTTCTTATTCCAAATCTTAATTTCTCTTCTTCCATCTTTTTTCTCCTTTCTCACCATTTAAAACTTAGATTCTATTGGTATATTTCGTAACTAATTTGTTGTAAATTGCTTTAATTTTATTATTTGTTAGCTATAAAATACATTAAATTTATAATGGAATAGCTTTATCCATATTATTATTCGCCCATTCAACCCAAGTTTCTGCTTTTGGTCTTGTGATTTCATTTAATCCAAATACTTCTCTTGTTAAAATAAATCCTTTTGCTTCTTGAATTTTAGTATTGCCATCAATATCTTCAGCATCTAATGGATTAAACTTTGATTTAGTATAATATTTTTTACCACTTTTACGTTCCACAATATTGTTAATTTTATCTTCGCATAAATACCATTGCTCAATTCCATCTCTAGTTCTTTTGTAAATTCCACCTACGGAATCTCCGACCTTTAACATTATGTATTTCCTCTCATTATTCCACCCTCGGTATCTACAAATAATTCACTAACATTATTCTAACCTAATCCACCTTCTTTTTCAGAAGTCACCTAATTGTATTACTTGCTACTTCTACTTGTATTAACATTAATACCTAGAAAATCGCAAGCTGAGCAATACTTTAATCCAAACTTTTCTCTACCCATGTTTACCTGACTAATCCATGCCTTTGCTGATTCCTTTGTCCAAACTCTCTTCATAATATGTATTCTCCTTTTCTTTCTTTTAAATATTTTTTATTTGTTCCTTTTGATATTTCTATATTACACCCATTGGTTAATCTTGTCAACAACTTTTTTAAATATTTTTTATTTATTACAGTTAATTCATTTTGAGCATATAAAATGGTTCTTTTAATTCATATATTTATTTAACTTGATTTATGTAATTCTAAATATGTAAACATTGATTGTATTATTTCAGGATGATTTTCAACTAATTCCAATCGTGTATTACATCTAGCACATAAAATCCCTCTCACTTTGCCTGTTTTATGGCAATGGTCAATATGTATTTTTTGTTTATCTTTTAGTTCATTTCCGCATATAAGACATTTATTATCTTGATTTTTTAACATCGCATTATATTCATCTAAAGATAAATTATATTTTTGTTTAAACTTTCTTTCTCTTTCTTTTTCTTTGTTATTTGCATAATATAATTTATCTTTTTTTCTTTGTTTTTCTTTGTTCTTTATGGTATACATTTTTTCATATTGTTTTATTTTTTCTTTATTATTATCTCTATATATTTTACGTTGCTCTTTTAGGCATATTTTACATACACATTTTAATTTGTAAAAATGTTCTTCTGTATTAGGAAACCATTTCCCACATTTTGTACATTGCTTTTCTATAATTCCGTTTATATCTCTATATAATGCTTTTTTACCTCTCAAATAATATATTTTGCCCTCTCTTTCTAATTATTTTTTTATTTATTACATATAAAATCTCTGTTTTAATCCACCATTTCATATTGTACACATATAAATCTAGTGATATTCATATTACAATCTACTTCGAACTCACAATTTGCCCATTGATAGTCTTTGTAGTCATCTTTACACCATGAAATATCAGCGTAAATAAATCCGTTATCTTCTAATGTTGGCTCATAACAACTAAATGTCACGTAACCTATAACATCATCCTCATTAACACTAAATGATATGTTATCATCACATAATTTATCTAAACTGGTAGTAACTACAGGTATTGTGCCACTGTTTATTAATATTTTAATTAACTCTTGTGGAGCTTCTTTAACTTGATAGTTTGGGTTTATAACTGGTGTAATTTTATTTCTTGTTATTTTCATTCCTATCTCCTTTTCGTACATTAAAACGTACATTTTATACCTATTTTTCAATATATTTACCATCACTATTAATATTAAATACATTTAAATCTTTGTATTTTAGTACTAATTCTTCATTATGTAATAATCTATGGAACATTTTACCATGTAGTTCTATTGGTTCAGTCTCCCATTTTCTATCACCAATCTTGCCACAAATTTTACAGTAAGTACCTTTCCAATGTGACTTACCATCAAACAATAAACAGTCTGTATATTCATGTTTATGGTCTGATTTAGCCTTATTAGTAGATTTAGATTTTTTTCTATATTTAGGTATTTCATTATTTATATTCATATTTCACCCCATTAAATGTCTCATTTTAATTTCTTTCTAACCACTCAAATATATTAATCTGAGCAACTTTATCCATTAATGAATTGTAATCTATCTTGTCACAACTATGTTGATAAATCAGTTCAAATACAATTCCTATAATAAAACAAATTACGAAACTTATTCCTCCAATAGCATTACTATTATTAGTGTAATTACCTATTAAAAACATAAATAATATCCAGAATGGAAGAAATGCTCCACACATTAACCATAGTCCAAATACACACATTCGGTTATATCCATATTTATGCTCTTTTGAAATTAATCTATCTAACCAATTTAATTTAGCTTTATGTAATCCATCAAATGATTTATATGAATTTATCAAGTCTTCCAAATCATTAAACTCATAATGTTTCAAATTAAAATATGGATTATTAATATCTTCTTTCATCTATTTCACCTTAAAATTCAAATTTTAAATGGTTGAACATCAATAACCTGATAAAAATTAGGCATGTTATTATGCTTTTCTAACCATTTAATAATCACATCACTCAATTGTTCACTTAATTCATCTAATTCTTTTTTATCTTCTTTATAATTAAATGTGTTCCAATCTTCTGCTGATTCTGCAAATTCATATGCTTCTTCCTCTAATTTCTCTAATACATCAGTTGCATCAACATTAATTCCAAAATCTACAGTTACACCAATATAAATTGTTTCACCTGATTTATATCCATAATTTTCAACTGCATCTAAAATACAATCTGTTGGTGAATTAAAACAATCATGTTGCCACATTTCCTTATTTAATTCAGATTCCCACGTATATTGTTTACTCATAATTTCTCCTTTCTATATATTCAAAACACCCTTTAATTCGCTCATAGTGCCTTCAATAACTTCATCATCTTCTTTAATTAACTCATCTGTATGCTTAATGATGTTATTGAGTATGCGACTTAATTCTTCTGCAATAGCTAACAACCCATTAGCTTCATTAATATGAGCAGATTCTATTTCTAGGTTGTATAAGACTATCTGAAGTTCTTTAGCATATTTCAAATTAGCTTTACTAATTGTATCTACATGAGTGACTAAATTATATAAATTTTCATATATTTCTTTGCTATTCATATTTTTATCCTCTCTAAACAAAATGTTCTCTTGCTTCATCAAAGCTTAAATAACATATGTTCTTACAACAAAAACCAACTTCATCTTCACATGTTTGTTCATAATAGTAATATCTTCCTACAATAAAATTATATCCTTCAATTTCTTTAATACATTTTTGATATGGACAATGATGTGTTATTGCATCAATTAATTCTTCTTTTGACATATTTTCAAAATCAAACCCATTATCCCAAGTATTTTCTATCATATTTTTTATTTCTCCTATTCAATCATAAATCTAAATCCGTCAGATGCACGTAATTCACTGTTATAGTGTTGATTTATTCCCATTACTTTTTTATTTAGTATATTATTTTCAATATCCTTAACCAAGTATTTTTCATCTCCGTATACATTGTGTTTATGTATATATACTATATCTTCAGGAGATAATTTTGATTCAATTAAAGCATCTTTTAACTTAATTTGTTCTTGTGATTTGTTTTCATGTACTTTTTCTTCTTTTGATTTTCTAGCCATTATTGCTCTCCTTCTTCAAATGATTCTACACAGATAACATAATACCCATCTTCAGATTGTTCTTGGGCTAATGCTGTCATATTATTGCTCTTATTTATGTATGTTACAAATTCCATTATATTGCTAATAGTGTCACGAGTTAATAATTTTATCTTCATTCTTAATTCTTCTTTCCACACCATTAAAAGTGCAATTTTAATCGGTTTTTGTATTTTTAAAACGTTGAAATTCCAGCGTTCACTTTATTGTATTAAAGTGCAATTATTCACTCCTAATACCCAATTCGATTAACATTTGCCTTGTTTCTTGTACTGACATTTCTCTATTTAACATTGTAGGTAATTCAACAACTGGAATATAATGTTCTTTTGCCATATTAATTTCTTGATAAACTCCTGTTGATATTTTATTATTAATACAACCTCTAAACACTAAAACATCACATTCTTCAATAAGTATTTCAAAATAATTCATTCCATACTGTTTATAACCTTTGTTGTGTTTATCATTGTTTGGATTGATAATTTCTGCATTTGGAAATATGGTTTTTATAGTATTTAAATCTCTTTCTTCTTGTTTTGTATCATATATGCCAACAAAATGTGCATAGTAAACTTTCATATATATATCCTTTCTTTAAAATAAATTACAACCTTGTTGTTTAAATTGTTTTATGTATTCATTCCACTGTTCTTCAGTAATATTTAAGTATTTCATTAAACATTTTTTGCACATGAACTTTTCTGTGTTTCTGCCAAGTAATTTTAAGTTCATAGCAATCTCATCTTTTTTATAGACTCTAGTGGAATTCCCTTTTGTATTTGTACACATGCAACATTCTTTATTAAAAAATGTTTCTGCTACATTGTAATCTTCAATACCTTTATAATTCTGGAATTCTTCTACAACTTCTTTTGTAGGAATTTCTCTCACAATTCCACCATTCCAGTTATAATGATATTCTGCTTGAGTGCAATTAATATTTGTCCACTTTTCATTCTTAGTAAAATCTTCATCTAAAATATTATGAAATCTTTCATAAGCCTTTGGATACCAATATTTATCTAATACCCATGTTGATTTTGCATAAAATGGACAAGCAATATGACAACCACATCTTGAATATCCTTTTTTATATTTAGAATTAATTTCTAAGTTATTATGTAATGTATACAACCATAATTCTAATTCAGTCCATTTTCTAATAGGCAACATACCAATCCATGTTTTATTAGTCCATTGCTCATTTCTCCATTCAAAATCATAGTCAGAACGTGTTGAACTTTCTTCGTTTCTCATACCCATCACAAATAATACATTATTTTGTCCATTTAAATATTGCTTAGTTGCTCCTTCTTTAAAATATGTACAACACCATCTATGATGTCTTGATGGGACTCCATATTTACGAATCATTTTATAAAAGCTACGATAACTACCATCTGATAATTTGGGTGTAGCAATTTCAATAGATTTATCTTTTTTAACTGCTTTATATACATCTGCACAATCTAATGTAGTATTATTGAATATCTTTCTGTAATTATTTTTTATTTTGTCTAGTAAATGTTCTGTTAAATTACTATCTTTGCCTTTAGATGTAGTTAAAATTAATTCATGTTCGGGATATTTTGCAATTATAGTATTAATTACATGTAAACTTTCTGCTTCTTTATTATGTATTTCATTTTTATAATATTGATATGTTTCTTCCCATGATTGTAAATCTTCAAATTTAGGTACTTTAGCATATGGTTTGAATGATACTTGTAAATCATCTGTAATGTTAATTCTAAATATCTTTTCTATTTTATTTTTCTTATTAAAAGCTTTAATTATTTGATTATCAAGCCAATAATATCCTTCTACTAAATCTACTGGTAAATCACCATTTGATTGTAGAAAACTAATATATTCTTTAAATACTGGTAACATTTATCTCCTTTCTATAACATCCATTAAAATAACAGCTTTATTCGGTAATTTTTATGTATTGTTTATAATCTTCTTTAATCCATTTATATATCTTATTTAATCTTTCTTCTGAAAAGAATTCTTGTTGTCTATACCATTCTTCTATGTCATATTGTTTCTTACTACTATTACATGGTTTACAAGCAGGTACACAATTAGACAAATCATTTTTACCGTCATACTGTACATGGTCTTTCTGTAATTGCTGATTGTATAATTTTTTATGTTCTGTTTCAGTAATTCCACAATAAGCACAACACCATTCTCCATCTTTGTTTTTAAAATAATCCTTATTCAACTTCCATTCTTTACTTGATATTTCATGCTTTCTATGCTTTTCTCCATATTCTTTGAACTTATTTTTATTTAAACTATAATATTCATTGCAATATCCATCATCTCTTTGTCTTTGTGATATTTTCTTACGATTATCTTTAAATTTCTGTGTTTCTTTATGTCTTTTATTACTTTCATTATATCTATCTAAATGGCTTCTAGTCCAAAGATAACTCTTAATAATATTACATTCCTTACAATATGGATGAAAACCATCAGAAGATGTTTTATGTTTATAAAAATTATCCTCATTTAATATGTACCACTCATCACAACTACTACATTTTTTATATAATACTCCATCTATAATTTTATGTGTTTCATCATATTTCTTTTGTTTACGTTCTTCTCTTGTCAATATCTATAACTATTCCTTTCCTTATTTTATATTTATTACATATAACACCAATTAAAACTCACCTTTTATTTACCATTCTCTTTCTGTTAATTTATCAAGTAATCCTTCTACAAATTCTGTTTTTATATTGTTTGCTATTTGTTTCTTATCACATTTTTGAATTACTTCATATATCATTCCGTCTAAATTTTCTTCTAATATACCATTAATCTTTTCTTCAACAATTTCTCTAATTTTATATTCAATATAGTCTTTATTGCTATAACAACTCTTAAAAACACTATTTACTTTTTCAGTAATTTTTTGATTTACTTGAGCTTTTACTAACTTTTCTATTTCTGTATCATTAATTTTAATATCCATATTTATTTTCCCCTTTCCTTATCTACTAACCACCCAATATATCTTTCACATATTGGAGCATAATCTTTTAAATTAATATATTCACCAGTTTTATCAAATGGTTGTTTTAAATGTTTTTCACAGTCTGTTAATGGACATTGTGAATACAAACAATAATATTTTATATTACTCATTTTTTACCTCTAATTTCTCAAAATCCTTTATTTCAAACTCATTCATTGGTCGCATTACTGCAATTAAACGACTATCAATTAATATAAAATCACATTTAGCAGTTTGAATTGCTATTTGGCATGATGGGTCAAAATGTTTAACAATACCATTAACCTTAAGAGTCATTCCATATTGTTCTTGCCTTTCTAACTGATTGGGATAATATTCTACATGATATTTTTTATTCTCACATCCATATGTATATTTTATTTCGTTCATTTACTTTACCTTTCTACCGTTAAAACGATGAATTTATAGTAGTTTTCACTCTATATTTTGTATATAATAACAATTTTATCACTATATATGGTGTACTATTTGTTATTTATCACAACTTTCTTCCACATTTAGGGCAATAATATATTTCTCTCTTATCACTTCTAAAAGGACTGTTATCATATTGTCCTTTTCTACTCTTCAATTCTTCATATTCACTTGTCGTTAAGTAATATCTATTATCTATAGGTTGTTTTGCAATATAAACTTGTAAATATGGTTTAGAAATAATTGATACACCTGTTTCTGTAAATTTATTTTCAGTATTACAATACTCACAACCATCAGATTCTTCTCGTTCTAATTCTGATTTAAGTGCTTCTAAAGCAACTCTTCTATACTTAGCTAAATCATCATCTATGTTTATATCTGCTATCACCATAGTTTTATAATGTTGAATAGCTCTATGTAGTAATTCTTGTTTATTGTTCATATTTTTTATTTACTCCTTCCTATATAAAACATAAATTTTAAATGGTATTATTTTTATCTAATAAGACTTCAGCTCCACAAAATTCAGTTACAGAATGGCAATTCATTCCCCATTCATCAGATACATATTTGTAATTTGTTTTAAACAATATAGCTTGTACGTTATAGCCTTGTGATTTTAAGTCTGCAAGAATTAAATTTTTAATATCTATTTCACTATATACAGCTTTTATTATTTCTTTTGTAACTTCTATATTTTTTGTTTCATTTTCAATTTTCATTTTTTCTCCTTTCACCAAATAAAACTTGTATTCTATGTTAATTTATGTAACTTAGTAAGTCATAACTGCTATCATATAACTCCGTATGTAACGTAATATGGCTATCAGTTATTGTATTTCTATATGCAGTTACAATTTCATATGTATTAATGTCTACTACAACGCAAACATTAGAATTATGTACAGTTTCATTACTTCTCAGCAATACACGTTGTTGCCCCTTAATATAGTGAAATTCTATAATATCACCATATTTTATACATCGAAAAATTTCTCTATTAGATATACCTCTTTGTTCTTTCTTATCAAAAGAATGCCTTGTAAATCTATAGCAAGAGCATAATGCTAATGCTTTATATATTTCTTGCTTTTCCATTGGTGTCATTTGATTTCTATGTTTTCTCCATTCCATATCTCAATTTTCCACCTTTTTATTATATTTTTTATTTATTCCACTTAATTTTAATCAACAATTGTTCTAGTAGTTTCTAATTGTTCTTTATAACCTAAAACTTTATGAGCATAATAATCATCATAAATACCATGACTTCTAATGTAGTTCTTACAACCTGCTAAACCTCGATTATAGCTTATTAGAGTTAGATAAACTACATCTTCATCACAATATCCCTCACTTATCCAATAATCTCTTATTTGCTTAATATAATAGATTGAAGCACTAATATTATGTTTGGCATTAAAAGAATCATAATTTTGAATCTGTAAATCTTCAGCTAATTTTTTAGCAGTATTTCTATTAATCTGACATATACCCCTACTGATTCCATTATCGGCTTTTTCGTTAAATCTACTTTCCGTATGCATTATAGCAAGTTCAAGTTCATAAGCAACCTCATAATATAAACATTCGTTCCATGTATATTCTTGAAGCTCTTTACTTAATACTATATTGTACTGTGGCATTGCTGGAGCATCTACTTTCGGATTTTGAGCATCTAGTATCATACCATACTCAAAAGCTGTTATAGGTTCAATTTGTACCGTTCTAATATGTAAATCTGACATATCATATTCTGTCTGTTTAGTTTCCGCATATGACTGTTGATTATTGTAGGTATATAATATGTAAATTACCAATGCTAATAATATTGCACTTATTATACTTATAAATACTCTCCATCTTGTTTTGTTCTTTATTCTATATTTTCTTCTTTTCATGTCATCCTCTTTTCTGTATGTAACTTTTTTATTTATGCTTATATATATTTATTTAATTCAGCATATTGTAATGCAGTAATGCCGTTCAAGCTCCTACATAATGGACAATAATAATTATATATTGCATATCCTTTTTTGTAATCTACGGTTATATCCTCTTTATTAATTTTTAAAATAGATTTACAACTCCAACATTCAGTATTTATTGTTGGTCTATTATCTTTAACAATTTCCAAAACCTCACCTCCTACTTATAAAATGGTCTTTGAATTGGTATTCTTCAATTTTTTCAATAAATATACCATCCTTCATTACATTCACATAATGTCTCTAATTCATTATAAATTTGGCTTGATATTTCCAATACTTTTGCTTTATGTTTTTTTATTTCAGTAAAAACTATTACTGTTTCTTCTTCTGTAAAAGTATTATATATATTATTAAACCATTTCACTAATATTTCGTTTGTTTCTTTCGGAAAAACATACTTCTGCATATTTGGTTCTGCTGAACTCATATAACCAAACCAATATCCACAAGGTCTTTCATTCTCTGTTTCTTTTCTTTTTTCTAATTCTTTTGTTTCTCTTCCCCCAAATAATTCAACTAATGATTTTATCTCTCTATCAAATCTTGGGTAAGAAGAAGAACCTGAATATGAATAATCCATTCCCATAATATTTATTCCTTTCCACCAATTAAAATATAACATTTAAAGGCTTGATTATCTTCCTTATATTTCTATAGTACAACCAACCAAGCCTTATGTCAATATTTATTTTATATTTATTGCAGTTAATTTATATAACTATTCCTATTATTCTGTTAAAATCATCTTCTGATATAATTTCTATGCCTAATTCTATAGCCTTTTTATTCTTTCCAGTAGTAGAAGTTTTATCATTGTTTACCAAATAATTTGTTTTATTACTTACTGAACCTGATACCTTACCATTTAAACTCTCAACTAATTCTTTAAACTCGTCTCTATTTTTAAACGTGTTTACGCTTCCAGTAATAACAAAAGTTAAATCACTTAAATCTTTTAAATTATTATTCATTTCTTTAGGTTCATCTTGAACAAAGTTTAATATATCTACTAATCCAACCCACATATCTCTTTCATGTGTGTTATAATACCACTTCTCAATATTGTTACTCGTTGTATCTCCAAAATCTTTTAATTTAGTAAAATCAAATTCATTAATAATAGCTTGCTCAAAACTGTTCCAGTCTTTAAAATATTCTGCAATGGTTTTACTAGCTGTTTTACCTATCTGTGGAATACCTAATGCATAAATAAAATTAGCAAGTTTAACTGATTTTGAATTTTCTATTGCTGTAATAAGTTTGTTGTATGATTTTTCTCCAAACCCTTCCATAGATTTTATGGTAGATTGATGTAATCCTAAATTATAAATATCTCTAAATGATTGTAATAAATTTAATTCTATAAATTTCTCCAAAGTAGCTTCACTTAATCCATCTATATTCATAGCATTTTTAGAGACAAAATGTACAAACTTTTTTAATTTCTTACTATCACAAAATTCATTAGTACACATTAATACCTTACTATCATTTTCTTGTTTGATTTCAGTTAATGCTCCACAAATAGGACATACTCTAGGAATTTCAAAAGTATTACTTTTAGTTAAATTTTCAGCTATTTGAGGAATAATCATATTAGCTTTATAAACAGTAATTGTATCTCCAATACCTAATTGTAATCCTTCACAAATTGAAATATTGTGTAATGATGCTCTACTAACTGACCCCTCTATTTCAACTGTATCAAAAATTGCTACAGGGGTTAATGCTCCAGTTCTTGAACCTTGCCATTTAATTTCTTTTAAAATAGTTTCTTCAATAGAATCAGCGAATTTAAAAGCTATTTGAGAACGAACATGGTGTCCTGTTTGTCCTAAAGATTCACCATAATTAATATCGTCATATCCAAATACTATTCCATCTATTGGTAACTTATTCTTCCCAGCATATAATTTTAAATCATATATAATATCTTCTAATTCTTCTCTTACTATATCTGTTTTTATTTTATAATGAGGTACTACTTCAAATCCTAAACTATACAATTGTTGTAATCTCTTAAAGAAACTATTATCATCAATTCCTGATATAATTTTCCATGCAATAAATCTCATTTTACGTTCTGAAGCAATCTTACTATCTAGTTGTCTAATAGAACCGCTTGCTAGATTTCTAGGATTTTTATATTTCTCATCTTCTGATAGTTTACTATTAATTTTTTCAAATACATCATAATCAATAATAACTTCGCCATCTACAATCAAATTATCAATGCCAATTTGGACAGGCAAATTCTGAATTGTTCTAGCGTTATGTATTAGGTTTTCGCCAATCTCGCCGTTCCCTCTCGATTCAAAACCAGTTAATACTTTGTCTGTATACAAACACGAACCTGTCAAACCATCCATCTTTAACATAGCAATTCCTTCTCTGTTATTTAAAAATGACAGTACATCATCAACTGATTTTGTTTTATCTAATGACAACATTGGATGATTATGCTTAACCTTTTCAAGTTTTGATTTAACTTCAAATCCTACAGTCTGAGTAGGTGAATTACACATAATAAATCCAGTTTCATTTTCTAGTCGTTGAAGTTCGTCAAACAACTTATCGTATTCCAAATCAGATACGCTAGGTCTAGCCAAATTATAATATTCATCTCTATATGTATTCAATAACTGCACTAACTCTTTAATTCGTTTAATTTTATCTTGCATTTTATTATCCTTTCTTTTATATAATCTTGTCAAGAACACTCGTGACTTTAGTCATGAGATGAATTGACGATTTAACTTATTAATTTTGTTCTTGTATAATCCATGATTTTCTACTTGTAATTTTTTTCATATTTTTCATTTTAGGAGTTTTCATACCTTTTGGTGCATCTTTAAAATCAACTTTATTTCCTTCTATATCCATTAATATTGCAAAACCAGTTGACATTCTTCCTTTAATAAAATACTCTTTTCCTAAATATCTAACCTTATCATATTTTCTAAAACCTTGTATTTTACCTGTGGGAATTCTTTGTTCACTCCTAACTCCCTTACTTTGTTGATAATCACCTTTAGATACACACTTTTTAAACAAGATTACATTAGTTTTAAAATTAATCTCATTTCCTTGACTTGCTATTGATACTGCATCCATGTAATGTTCTTTAGGTAAATTCATTATTTGTCTATGCTCTTTAGTTATAAATCCAAATGTTTCTTCTGCCTCTGGTAATAATCTTAATAATTGTTGCCTAATACTATTCATTTGGGTTGCATGTTTTAATTGACTTTTAACCTTACCATTTTTATTTAAATTAATTAAACCTTTATGCAATTTATCATGACAAGTTTTACATAAAGTGATTAAATTATATTGTTCATCAGAACCACCATTTCTTCTAAACACAATATGATGAACTTCCAATTTACTATCTTTAGATTTTCCTTTACAATGTTGACATGTGTAATTATCTCTATTTAAAACATATGCTTTAGTATTTGCAAATCCATAATTAATGCCTTTCTGATAACCCCAATGTTTATATTTTTCATTGTACAACATTGGATTTTTCATTAAATGTGGGTCAAATGTTGCAGTTTCAAGTATAATCTTACTAATTGGTAATATAGATTTAACAAAATTAATTTCTTTTAAATGACTATTAATTTTACTAACCATAGTTGGTGAAAATCTATCTTTCTTAATACTATTTTTTCTGTTTAACCAACGTGCTTTTCTATATCTTGTTTTTCTATTACGTCTATTTCTTCTATATTTTGAACGTTGTTTCATTTTATCGGTTATATCATTTCTTATTTCTACTTGAGATAAATAAATTACATCTCCATTATCTTTGACTGCTGAACTTCCAATTTTACTACTGCCTGTATCCACACCAAGTATTATATTTTGAGTGTAGTTTTTAGTTTGATACAAAAGTTTAATTGTAAATGGAGTTCGTTTAATACATTTTGCTTTACCTTGTTTTAACAATAGTCTAGCTATCACATTAGTACAAGGCATTAATGGGTTATTGTTCATATCAATTACATATACCATAATTCAGTTCCTTTCTGAAAATACTCTACTAAAAAGTAGGTTATGCGTATCTTATTACTATTACCATAATAAGAATCCGTCATCATCTCGACAATGATAAAATAGCTTACATGTATATATCACCGAACCTTACCTCAGTTCTACTTAAATATATACGATAGAGCAATGGTCTGATGCGTTAACCAAAGGTATCATAACTAAATTATCGTAGTATAGATTTCTCTATACTTAGTCTGGTGAACTTAGCTCCTTGAAACCCGTGACTTTAGTCGTGGGTAGTTCACATTTACTTTAATTTACCATCAGGTTATCATAATTATTAAAATTTTTAATATTATTTATTAATTTTAATAAGCTATGTTTGTTAGTCGATTGATATTTCTATAAATCTATTCTAATTAGATTTAACCCTAAATCCTCTATCCCATTGTCAAAGACGTTTGGGAATACTTTTTCCATAATTTGATAACTTCCATTAACATCTACATTAATTTTTATTCCTTTATTGCTAACAAATAGTCATCTTTTAATTCTTCTACTTATCATAATATCACTCACGTCCTACCTTGTCAATATATTTTTTAAAACTTTTTTATTTATCACAATTAATTTTGAAAATGATAAAAAAATAAAGCAGATTAGGTGTTCTGCTTTATTAATTTAAATCCTATATCTAAACTATCAATAAGATATTTTTTCTCGTCATTAATTTCTTTATTCTTAAAAATACATTCTTTATCTTTAATTATTGCTTTCATCTCATTAACTAAATCTTCAATTTGTATACTTTCAATGTTATTTGCATTAATATATTTATAATCATCAATTTGTATTTCTTCATTTTCATCATCATTTCCTATAAGATAATCCAATGATATACCTAATGCATTAGCTATTTTCATTAGCCTCATTACGTCTATTCCGTCTGCTGTTTCTTTTCTTTTATATTGATTAATTGTTTTTTCACTCAAATCTACCTTTGGAGCAAATTCTGTAGAGTAGTTATATCCATTTTTCAATAATTGATAACCAAGTTTTTCACCAAAATTCATTTATATATTCCCCCTATTATCTAAGATAATACTTGCCATTTATTATTAATATACCTAAGTCCAATTTCACATTTTTCTTTGTGCTGAAAATAACAATATTTCTGTCTTAAATCTTTAAAAACTAATGCATCCCTTACATCATTATCATCAAGTTTATCTAAATCAATAACTAATTTAAAGTCTTCAGGGCATTGAATTATTTCGATTATTTTCTCTGCCCCAAATATTATTCTATCAAGCCGTCTATTTGAACTAGACATTAATAAATTGTGTAATACCCTATAAGATAAATTATCTATAAATTCTTCAATTACTTCTAATTTCCCTTTAATATATTGTGTCTCTTTTATACTATATCCTCTTTTGTTAATCTCTTGAAAATAAAAGGATAAAAAATGTTGTTTTTCATACATTTCAATAAAAGTTTCATGTAAATCTTTCATTCCCTACCCCTTTCGATTGATTCTTTCTTTCCAATCAAGATATTGTTTTTTATAAGAAGGAATATTATTAGGATTAATGCCGTATCTTTCACATGCCGTTTTATAATCTTTTGTTTCTAATTTAATTCCTTTTTTCTGTTCTAATTGTGTACAATAATCAAAGAATCCACTTTTAAAAACATTAGTTATGTTGAGAAATTGATAATTTGGCACATACGGAGGGTCAGCAATTATATTCTTTTTTACTTTTTTACCTTTAAAGAATACTGTAACCTTGCAAGATAAGAAATTTGATGTTACTCGTTCATCTTCTATTTCTGTATTTGAAAGTTTGCTTTCTACTCTTCTTAATAAATAAGGAGTATTTTCTAAAATATCATCTTTTGCTCTTAATAGTTCTGCTCCATTACTGAACTTATATTCAGTTTCTTTTATAGTATCTTCAAGTATATCTAAACTTCTTTTATCCTCAATGGTAATTTTCCTAATCTCTCCATCAATATTAGTTACTTCTACTTCTCCTGTACTAAAATTAATATCTTGTTTTTTCAAATTTCTCATTTCAAAATGTTCCCTACCATCAATTCCTTCAAAAGCCATTACTAAAATTGATTTATCCATATCATTTGTTAGATATGAGCAAATATCATATAATTCATCTCTTACAATATAACTATTATTTAAAGCGTAAGATGAAATATATTCTTCTAGTTTTTTCCCTTTAAACAACTTTGTGTAAGTTATTTTTGATGGAACATAACCTTCTTCATTTGCAAAATCTATATATTTCATAATAGGCGATATAATTCTTCCTGCTCCAGAAGATGTCTTTGTTCTAATTCCATTCAAAGCTTCATGTAATTCCTCATAAGTAAAAAGAAATACGTCTTTATCATATAGTTCTTCCATATCATTAATTTGGCTCAAACTATCACTATATGTTTTTCTTGTTTTAACATTACTATATTGTTCTAAAAATCTGTTTTTAAGTTCTGCATTGTACATTTTTACACCCCTTTCTACTTAACTAATGTAACAAAATAATTTACAATATGTTTCTTTCCTGACTTTCTAATATTTAAAACTAAAGATGAATTGTTGTCAATAATATCAAGTTCTTTCCAAATTGGATTAGTTAAACTAAAATCAGTATTATCTAAAAATTCTCTTAACTTATCTTGCCAATTTTTATCTTTTTCTAATTTATGTGCAATTGCTAAATATCCAATAAACATAGCTGGATAAGTCACAACGCTTTTTTCTTTTGATTCTGATAAAGATTCAATAAAATCTTCAACTTTATATCCTACTATATAATCAAAGAACTCTGTTAAATATTTTGCCAAATTATTAACATCCATATTGGTTTTGATATCCCATAATAAATCAATTGTATCAGACATTAAATCAAACATAGTATACGCTTTATTTTTTCTTATTACAACCACATCAGTGGTAATCTTACCTTTTAAATCACATTGCCCTTCGTTAAGTTTATTAACTACTTTATTACCCCATTTATCTACATTAATAACAGATGACAAATATTTTGTATCAATTTTATTCCTAATAGATTCTTGACGAATAAAATTACGGCATTTCTGTATATCCCAATTTGTTATACGTATTTCCATAGGGAAGTCTAAACTTTCATTTTGTCCGATAGCATCAATTAACCCCATTTCACGATGGAATCCATCAATAATATTAATCATACCACGTGTTATAGTTAATTCATGTGCTTTTGCATCAAATACAAAATCTTCCTCACCATTCTGTAATATGTTTAAAGTAATAGTGTTAGGGATAAATTTTCCAGATACCATATCATCAGAAATTTCTTTAACAGCTTGTGGTTTAATATTAGCAACCTTGATTAATTCACCTTCGTTATCTATTTTATACTTAGGATTTCTTTGTGCATCAAAATTATAACTAATTAATTTACTATCTTGTAACTGCTTAATTTTTTGAATACTTAAAGTAGTGATATATTGGTTATCTGTTACTTTTATAACTTCATCAAAAGTAATAGGTAATTCTATCATATCACTGACAATTTCCCTTTTATAATTATTACCATCACTTATTTCAGTTTCAGTAAAATAAGTCTCAGGTTTTATATTTTCTTCAAGTGTTAATTCATATAAATATTTAGTAAGTAAAAATAATGTAGAGTCATCAATAGAATCTAGTGTTTTATTTTTATTCCAAATACTTTGAAACTCACCAATACTAATATTATGTTCCAATAAACTCTTTTTTAATGGTTTAACAATGTCTTGCTTTGTATTGTTAACTTTAATAATTTTGTCTATTATCGCTTCGAGTTCACTTCTTTTTTTAATCATATTTTAATTACACCTCCTGTAAACATCAATATGTATTATACTACTTTACAGTAGTATGTTCAAGAGGTTTTTAGTTTTTTATTTAGTTTTGTATTTAAAAATTATGAACATCTATGTCCGCATGAAACAACACATAAATCATCTGTTATATTCATAGTTTTATTTGCTTTGTAATAGCTTAATACTGTTTTATAATCTTTGTTATACTGTTCACAATAATTTTTAAATTCATGTATGAAATGGTTTTTTATTTCGTCTAAATTAGCTTTCATAGCTGAAGTTAGCATATCTAATATATGATAAGCATGTTTTTCATTGAAATACAATTCAATAAAGCCTGTGTCTTTTGACAATGCTGTTTCTACTCTGTTCAATATGTAGTCAGATACTTCCCCAAGTTTTCTAACTTCATAATTATTATTATATTTATTACAGAATAAAAATCTTTCTTTATCTTTTGTTGTAGTCTGTTCTACTTGTAATTCACTATCAACTAATAAGCCACTTTCTGTTCCAACAGAAATATGCGTTGGCAATTTCTTACCTTTATTAATTTTGCTAGTAATTGGAACGATTGTCACTACACTACCATTATCTATTCCCTTTTGATTTTTAATTACAAGAACTGGTCTAGTTCCACCCTGTTCTGAACCTACAGTTTCACCTAAATTACACATGTAAATGTGTCCTCTTTCTAAATTAATCCCCTTATTCATATATCTACACCTCTTTCAATATATTTTTTGTGTTATTTATATTATTTGTCTTTGTAGATACAATAATACAACACAAAAAATATATTGTCAAGTGTTTTTTAAAATATTTTTTATTTTGTTCAGTTCTTTTTTAACTAGCTTCACATTTTAACCTCTCAATCTTGCTCTGCTTAAATCTAAACAAGATTTTGCCAAAACAATAATCATCTTTCATTTCTTGCCATACCTGATAAAACATATCCCAATCATTTTCATTTTTAATTAAATCTTGTAATTCAAATAAAGTTATGTCATACATTCGATTAAATGGATTTACTACATGATATTTAACTAACTTGTTATACATTTCAATAATTCTACTCAAAGTTTGTCCATACTTTTCTTGACCATATTCTATATAGGTTTTTACTATACGACTTGGAGTATAGAAATCTTTAAAAACATTAAACCAACATGTAAAATTATTTAAATTATCCTCTGTTGTAATATTATTATGTAATAGCTTGATGTCATTCTTTGTAAATTTAATTTTACATTTTGTTTGGTCTGTTAATTCATCTAGTATTTGATTGAAACTACTAATGCTTTGAAATTTAACCATTTTTCTTCGTTCTCCTTTGTTCTACTTTTTAAGAACATCTGTTCTTAAAAACTAATATACACCTTTTTGTGCATATTGTCTAGGGGAAAATATTTTCAGATAATTCCGACCATATATCTAAAATATTTTTTATTTATATTAATATATTAGACCTCATATAGCAAAAAGTCAATAAGGGGATATGACTGTTAACTATATATTTATGGTATTTTATGATATTTTTCGACATATTTAGACATATAATTATAATTTTCATGTGAGTTTTTATTTGGTTATCTAAGCAAAATATAATTTATTTTTACTATCTAACCATTTTATATTGTTTTAAGACGTTTGATATTTTTTATTTAGTGCAATATATGACTGTTAACTTCAGTATAAACTTCTTCCATGTTGTCTGCTGAGAATAAGAACTTATTATCTGCATTAAAAACTTCTAAATGACTATCTTTAGGTACTATCTTAATATTATTCCAATTCCTGTTCATCTTATATATCTCCTTTTTGTTTTGCTGTTTTAAGATTTTATATTTATTTTAATTGATGTGTAATCAAAATAAAACTTATCTTCTATTGGGTTTTATAAACCCATTCATAATAAATCATATAATCTATTTCTAAATTACATTTATAACTATAGGGGTTAGATTACCCTCTATTCCATAGCTAAAAGCATTTGGAATTACCTTCATCATTATTTGTAATGAACCATTAACATCACTATTAATTAACTGATTGTAAGCTTGAAATAACCCTCTTTTAACTCTTCTACTCTTATCATAATTTTCTTTACAAGGAATTTCTCCATCTAAGAAACTCGTTCCTGAAGTATAAGATTCTTCTGTAGTGATAAATCTAATTCCTTTTTCTCTACACTTATATTCTAATTGTTGAATTAACATATTATAAGGTAGATATACAAAATTTTGCGTAGATGTGTTATTCATGCTACATTCTTGTTTCCAAGTCTTATTTAAACCACATATAAGAGTATCTATATTATTTTCTATACACCACTTAACAATATATTTACTACTATGATGAACAAAATTCCTAACTCTCATATTACGTTTAAATGTTAATGTATCAAGTTTATTACTCCAATATTTTTTATTTCGTTTCATTACATCACTTTGGATTTGACTCTTTTGTTTGTTATAATATTGATTTATACTCTTTACAATTTTGCCATTAATAATAATTGGTTGCTTACCAATATTATTTGTTAAAGTTACAAAATTGTTTACACCTAAATCAATACTAGCAATATTCTTAGATTCTGTTGAAACTTCATCTGGTATCTCAATCTCTGTTACAACTTCCATTACATAAACACTACCTCTTGGAATAAATCTTACACAGATTAATCTACCCTGTGCATGAGTCTTCCAGTCATATCCATGTAATCGTCTAACTCTAAAATGTAAAATATTTCCGTCAATATAACAACAGTTATTTTTAATAAACCAAGGATATCTACCATTCTGTTTCAAATATTTAGGTAATTTAGGCATTCCTAAATATTTATTTTTATGGATATTCCAATCTTTAATAGATATAAAGAAAGATTTCCAATTTCTATCTAATACTTGTAATGTGCATTGAGATGGCTGACTCTGTAATTGTTTATACGATTCAGATTGTTGTAACATTTTATCAAGTTCCTTATATTTAATCCATCTTTTATTTTTAACAAACTCTTGTCTGATAATATAATTTGCATAATTATATAGATTCTTAGAGTAAAAGCAATTTTCATCAATTACTTTCCACATTGGATGATTCTTTTTAATTACTTGTTGTTCTACTCTACATTCTTTCATATTAATTTATATACTCCTTTCTTCTTATAAATTTTACAAATTTATTTATTTAATTGTTCAATCTTATTCATTAACTCTACATACTCATCATAGGGTATAATAACCGATTTAGGCACGTTATTTTTAACTATAACCTTAGTCTACCTGTTTTCTATTATCTCGGCTATTTTGGCTCTTACGTCTGATACATTCATTAGCAAACTTTCTAAATCTTGAATTCTCATATTTTTTATTTTCCTTTCTTATTTGATATTATTAATATATCATATTGGAAAATTTATGTCAATACTTATATCAAAATTTTGTACAAAGTTTTTACACATATTAAATGTATTTATTCTTCTATAATTGCTTTAATACGTCTTAACTTATCTAATGGTAATTTAGCACAATGTCTGCCATACCCCTGTGGCATATATTTTATAATGAAATCAGTAATTTCTAATGCTTCATTTTCATCTTCAATCTGTTGTCTAGTTAAATATAATTCATAATCTTGACCACCAATATCATAATATTGTCTAAAATCTTCATCAATAATAAACTTGTATTCTTCCCATCGACCTAAAGTAACTGTGATATACTTACTTCCAACACTTTTTACAATAGCTTCTTTTATATCTCCAATTGTACCATGTCTTCTATCTCCTATGTATTTAAGAAATACTATTTGTTCTTTCTTAAAATCACTTTTTTGCATAATTTCTCCTTTCTAAACTATTGAAATTTCAACGTTTTAAAATCTCTAAAACCGATTAAAATGTCTGATTTAAACACCAATTCAAAAACTACTTCTTAATTTCTTTTCTAGTTCAAGTATTTGATTCTCAATATTTTCATCATGTTTTACATATTCAATAATATCTTTTGGGATGCAATCTAGCACATCACAAATCCTATCGATAATATCTAATGATACATTTTCATTTCGCCCCATCTTTACAATTGTAGTTTGTGAAGCACCGATTTTATTTCGCAACTGCTCTTTATTTATTCCTTGCTTCTCTATTAATTCCCATAATTTATCATATACAAATGCCATAATTATACATCACTCCCTTTAGAATTCTCATTTTAATTGCTTACAATTTCTCTATTATGAATATCATCTCTTAATTCATCATACTTTAATTGATTAAATTCTGTTGCATGATAATCATACCATATTGATTTATAAATTTTTGATAATGCATCTTCTTCAGATTTTGCTTTAACCTTACAAAATTCAATTCCGCTTCTGGACATTCCACGACCATATCCAGTTACTAAATAATCCATCTTAATACTCACTTTCCACTCCTTAGAGCATTTAAATCCTCTTAACATTTTTACTAGCAATTCTTTTAAATGTTGAGTCATTGACTTCTGCTAATAAATGTCTATTATTCTTAATTGCCATACCTATTGCTCTCCATGTTAATTGTATTATTTCATATTTAATTTTGCTATTATTTTCTAAGAAATTATTATTTCTTAATAATACATTTATTTGTTCATAAAAATTATCATCTGCTAATTTTAATAAATCAGTTAATGTAAATGTTTTGCCAATTCTATATGATTTGATTTTCTTTTCAACATGACCTTGAAGAGTTAAACATATATTAAATTCGATTAACTGCATGACTTCTTCTAATGATTTATTTAAATGAATAGACATATCGCTATATCCATTATGAGTATCCCAAAACTCTTTATCTTTTTCTATGGATTTCTTGAGATATTCACTTACTTCTTTTTCGTATTCTTCTTTAGTACAAGAAACATAATTGTTTAAATCAAAAATAACTTCTCCATCTTCTTCATTCATCTTGTTTTCCTCCTATAAAATCTTGTTTTTAACGGTTGTTTAGTATAATATCTAGTCTTGTAATTACATATTCTAAGCTAGTTTCTTCTGCATTATTTTTAAGGTCGTTTAAAAAGTCTCTTAATTCCTCTTCGTTCTCTTTTAGTTTTTTATGTTCAAGTATTAAATTCATCATTTCATTTTCGTAATTCATTTTTTACTCCTAAATTCACCTTAAAATAAGGTTTCTATATCCTATTCTTTTTACCCTTTTAACTTACCCTTATTATAATCCCAATCCCCTTTATCTGTCAATAATAATTAGTAACATTTTCTAAAAACTTTTTTATTTAGTTCAATAAAATTAACCTTCAATGCACTTTGCTACTATAAATAAAAATCCGAAAAATACTACTGCCATATTGCTTCACTCTCCTTAAAATAATCATATTCTGCTATTTTAACACTTTGCTCTATTGGATATTTAAAACTCTTAAAATAACCAAATCGTTCCGTATTTATAAACTCTTCTATATCTACACCACATTTTGTTGCTAGTCTTAATGCATCATAGAAAGTAGGTATATTTTGACTTGACATATTAAACCAACTTAGAACTTTTACCTGTGTAATATCTAACATCTGAGTAATATCTTTAGTTTCATATTTTTCTTTATTCTTGATTATATAGAGCAGATTCTCTTTAATAATTCTTCGTGGTGTATTATTATATCTTTCCATTAGTTTTATTGTTTCCATTTGGTCTATTAGTTTCATTTATATCACTTCCTTTTGTGCCATAGAATACCGAATTTAATGGCTAATTTTGTTCTCTAAAATCTTTAATTTGAACCTCGTTACCACTACCCTTGACTATTGCGTTGTAATCAACCAACATTCGTTTTATACTATCCAGTATTTCATCTTTAGTTACATTGCTTGCTCTTTGAGTTGCATTAAATAAAATACTAGCTAGTTGTGTCATAATCATATGTATATAATCTCTCATTATTTTTATTCTCCTTATCTTTAAACTCATCAACTAATCCAAACCAATTTCTTTTCTTACCACATTTGCAATTTTAGAAATTTCATCCATATACATAAAGCTATAACCAGTTTCATCTAAGATAGCCATAATCTGAAGCCATGCTTTCTTTATTTCTTGTTGTTCATTTGTCATTTCATATCTTCCTTTCCAACCTTTAAAACATTGATTTTAAGCTATTTTAATTATTTGGTGTTTTCCTAAGATTATGCCTTCTAAAGCATCAGAATGATTATAAAAGCCATTAATTGTATTAGAATACAATAATCCTTGCTCTGTTATTTTGTACCACAATTTATAAGGGTTTTTATGTGTAAACATTTGTATTTGAAACACTTCGTTTAGTTCTAAATTTAACATTCTCGCCACACTGGTTATATTTGAGAAATTTGGTATATAATTTATTTTATTAATTTGTTTCATCTTGTTACTCCTTTCCAATATCCTTTAGAAGACTTATTTTATATACTCACTTTTATTTTCATTAACTTAATAAATAATACTATGATTGTAAACCATATATTTAATATGTATCTAAAGAGTATATCGCCAATTGTTTTTCCTTTAATTTTAAACCATAATATGTGTACATTTTTACAATTTTGTTGTAGTTTTAAATCGTATGTCTGGTTTTTACATTTGATAAACGCTGTAGTATATAATATATTCCAACCAATCCATATAATTAATATACCAATCATTAATATTCTCATCCTGTTATACCTAACCTTTCTATGTAATCTGTTATAAGTTCTGTTATACCGTTAAACTCTGAATCTAAGTGCTTATTTCATATACTCAACAAACTTATCACCATCATCATAAAATTCTCTTATCATACCAAATACCAAACTTGCAGACATTCCAGAATGTCCTTGTTTATCAAATTTATTCTTAGCTTCTTCTAATTTATTTTCTTTTAGTGAACATATAATATCCAATGTGTTATCCAGTTCCATTCCATGATATAAATCATTTGCTCTAATAGGTACAATTTTATCCCAATATTCCCATTTATCTTCCGATAATACTTTTCTACCTTTATTTTTCCAATTTTCAATATATCTTGGTAAAGCTTCTTTAAATTCTTGTTCAGCTTTTTCTTGTTTTTCTCTTCTCTCTTTTTGTTCTGATTCAAACTGACATTTAGTTTTTCCCATAATTTCTAAATAAGCACTATCCATACTTACTGTGTCTGAATATAGAATATGACCATTAAAACTACCACTTACTAATATTCTTTGTTCCTTATACTTTAACAGTTCATTTACTGCTTGTTCAATAGTGCTACCAATCATAAATTCAATTTTTCTATACTTCTTATCCATTCTTATCTTCCTTCCTGTTATACCTAAATAAAAGACTTCTTTTAATTGATGAATTTTAAGTTACTTATCCTAGCAAATTCAATTACTATCGAAATATGATTGAATTTACATTTATATATTTTACCTGTTTTATCTTTAAGCTTATAAACCTTTTCCATTAAATAGCTACCTCACATTCTAATGTTCATCATATAAACCTATTACCCATTTTAAAGCTTCAATTTTACCCTCTAAGGTTATAATGCATTTGTTATACATATTATCTTCTTTATGTTTTTCAAGAATATCATTTAACTGCCATTGTAAAAAATCTATTTCAGATTCAATATCTTTTAATGACTTTACTTTTAGTTGTGTTATATACCCACAAGAACATTTTACTTCTGTTGTAGGGTTACTATCTACTATAAACCCAATATCTTTTATATGCATTTTTATCTCCTAATCTAATATTTCATCAATAGCTTTTTCAATTTGTTCTTCTGTTTGTTCTTCATTTGGCTCAAACCATGTTGAATATGTTACTCCCCATAATTCACCTTTTTTAAATGCTGTTCTTATAATATCTTTTAAAGTTTCATTATCCATATTTTTATTTACCCCATTAAATCGTTAATTCTATTGGTAATGTTATTCAACATAATGTTTTTCTACATATCTAAATGTTGGTTGTTCTTGATGAACTTTGTTTGCCTTTTCTTCTGTTTCATAAATTCCAATAATTTCATTACCATGTTCAACATATTCACAAACTACATATACTTTTTTCATATATTTTACACCTCACTATATCATTAATTTTAAGCTATCTTTTCACCATCTGACATTCTATAGATATAAGCACATTGTTTAGTTAAATCTTCGTTAGTATCCCAATCTTTTGTTAACTTTTGTGATAATATTTTTTCAATTTGTTCTTTGTTGACATTTATATTTGCTCTTTGATAATAAGTCATGCTCCCATCATCTTCTTGATATAACACTACATAATTATCATCTGGTAATGTTTGCAATTCGTCATAGGTTATATAACCTTTTTCTAAACCATTAAATATATATGTGTCTGTTTTGTCTTTTATATCTTCAAGATATTCCTTTATTTCTTCTTGACTTTCTACATCATAATAACCTTTTTCATTTACAACTTGAATAAAACTACCTTTTATCATTTTTATTTCCTCCCTTAAAATCTCCATTTCATCGGCTTTACTTATACTACAAACTTCAAATCTGTAAGCTCTTCTTCTTCACCAATAACCTTAAAATCTTGATTGTTAAAGAACTTGATATATTCTTCAATTTTGTTATAATATTCTGCTTGTGTTAAAGCGTTGACATTATCAATAAATTCATCTTCACTCCATTCACAGTAAACATCAAAACGAATATCAGTTACTTTTCTATCACCTATCATACAATATACATATGCCAACTGATTGATTTCTTCATACCTAATCCATTGAATTTCTTCATTAGCACCACCAGATTTAATATAATTATCAATACCATCTCCGTCAATTTCCACAGTAATACCATGTTTATTTTGATATTCTAAAGCCTGTTCTATTGTTGTTATACCTTTGATTTCATCTACTAAATTGTTATATGTTTCTAAAACCTCTTTGTACGTTGGGAATCATTCATAAGTTTTATATCTTTTCATTTTAACTACCATTACCTTTCTATAATTCAACATGAAATTTTCGTTTTAACTACTCTGTTATCCTTAAAATAATGGCTCTGCAAACATATAAGTACCATTGTTCTTATGACATTCATTCCAATATTCGGCAGTTCTTTTTGCTTCATTTTTAGGAAGTATATTAGCAGATATAATATTTTTAATATTTAGTTTACTTAAAATATTGTCACTTTCTGTTGTTTTAACAACATAACTGTAATATTTTTCATCTTCTTTTATAGTTACTGCAAAATAAATATTTTTCATCTTTTTACCTTCTTTCTGCTCAGGTGAGCCTATAAAACAGAACTTTTATTTGTTATACATATTGAACATACCATCCACATGGCAACTGCCATATGCTTTTATTTAATTGTTCCATACATTCTTCTCTTGTTAATCCATCATTTATTTCTTCTTCACTTTTAACAAGTTCGTCAAATGTTTGATAAGTGTAAAAATTATCATCATACATTTGAATATAATCTTCACAAGTATTTAAGAATTTCTTTGTAATTCTTTCAAATAAATCCATTAACTGTTTTGTAGCTTCTAAATTATTGTTATAGAAATAATTTGATATACCATTAGCAACTTTTTGAATATCTTCACTTGTAAGTTTCATCTTTAACCCTCCAATTCTTAAACAAAATATTTTATATTTATTCCACTTAATATTTTGTTTTTATGTATCTCTTTAACTTATAACTAATTATACCATGCTCAAATTATATTGTCAATATAAACTTTTATATTTATTACAGTTATTTTTATATCAGATTCACATATAGATTATACTGACTCTGCAATATTTCCAGTTCATCATCAAACCTTTGTTTATTGGTTGTTTTTATCTCCTGTATGCGATTTAATATTCCCTTTAGTATTATATGATTATCTTGCATTTTACTTCTCCTATACCTATAAATTGACCGTTTTAATCTATATATTATAGCCTTAATATATAATTTTATACTAAAGCTATAATATATTTTTTATTTAGTCTAATTATTAAGCTACATCTTTTAATCTAATTGGCAATACTAAAGCTAAATCATTGTCATTAGATAATATCATAGGAGCAATCCTACTTATAACCTTATAATTTACTGTCTCATTATCTTTAAATTGATTCAAAGCATCTAGCATATAATTACAGTTAAAGCCATACACAATATCTGATTCATGCCCAAAATTAACATTGGAAGAATATTCACCATCTGCATTTTGAATAGACAATATACCCTTTTCAAACTTAACTGGTTCTGTTTTTACATTTTTATTATTTACAAATTCTTTTAGATACTTTAATTCATTTATATATTCTTTAATTGTAACATTATATTCTTCAGATGAATTCTGTGGTACAATCTTTTCAAAATCAAAATATTCGCCTTCTATCAACCTACTGATTAACTTAGTATTTTCATCTGTAAAAACTATATATTTATCATTTGTCTGCATCTGCAATTTAATATTTTTATCATAAATAGATAATAAATTTAATGCGTTTTGAGGAACGATAATCTCATTAGCAACTGTTAAATTATCATTAGTGTTGATTGCCATTCTAAATCCATCAAGAGCAACCATTTTATTATTTTTAAAACATACTCCTGTTATTACAGGTCTAGTTATATCATTACCTACTGCATATTTAATTTTATTATATCTTTCAAATAATTCTGTGGAATTTACATCATATGAATTATCTGCTTTTATCTTTGGAATGTCTGGATATTCTTTTACTGATAAGGTTAATTGTTTGCATGATTTTCCATTGCTATTAAGAATAATTTTATCATCTTCATAGACAAATTCTAAATCAGAATCAAAATGTTTGCTTGCTTTAATAATTAAATTTGTATCTTTAAATACAAAACTAAAATTATCTCCATTAGCTTCAATTTCTGATATAATTATCTGCTCAATGTCTGTTCCAGTTATAATACATTTGTTATCTATAAATTCAACTTTTACTTCTTCTAAAATTTTGAATGATGATTTTTTAGGTAATACCTTGCTTACTTTAGTTATAGCCTTTAAAAATTCACTTGCATTTACAACATTTTTCATTTTTTCTTCTCCTTTAAATATGTAATATTTTTTATTTAGTGAATAGTGATTTATTTCAATCCCTATTACAATTCTGTAATTTCTACAATATTTCCATTATACATATGATGCCAATATGTTTTACTCTGATATTCAATTACTCTTATTGTTGTCGTGCCATTATTACTATCTGTAATAAAATGCTTTTTAATAAATCCATATCTCATTAATTCTTTGTTTAATAATTCTAGTTTACTCATTTTTAATACCTCACATATTTTTTATTTGCTTTACTTGATATATTAATAATAACACTTATTTATTATATTGTCAATATACTTTTGAAACTTTTTTATTTGTAGTAGTTAAAAAGATAATAACCAAACTTGCATAGAAGGTTATTATCTTGTAACGATTCTCGGACTAGCCACCATTGTAGAAGTGACTGTGTCTTAAACCCAAAATATTGGACTGACCGCCCTGCAAAAGCGATAAGTCTAAATGTATAATATCATTATATTATACATAAATCAAGATATAACCTTTTTAAACATATAAATCAATCATTTTAACGGCTATTACAATAATTTTGCAATATTTAGCACTTCATCAAAAGTAATTTGATTATATTCGTATAATGTTTTAATATGCTTTTTAGCTTCTTCATTGGTTAATACCTTGATATTTTCTTTCAATTGTTCAAATGTTGTCATTTTATATCTTCCTTTCTATACATCAAATAATCGATTTATCGGATTTAACACCCACAATATTTATCTTTCATTCTGTCAAACTTCTCTTCTAATGTTCCACTGTTATTATCTAGCCAATGAGCATGATGACCGCATTCCCAACAATTGAATTCTGTTTTCAATCCCTTGAACATTATTGCAAATTCTATGTCTTTAATTACTCTCGCTGTTAAAACATTCTCTCTGGAAGGAAAATGATTAAAAATATGCGTCTCTGTACAATAATCATCAATATCGGTCTGATAAGATAATTCTGCACAATATCTTTTATTTCCGTCTGTTTCATACGAGTAAATATCAATATCGCTACTGTTCACATATCCACCGTATGTTTTAAGTTTCTGTAGATTAGCTTTTTCAAACACTTCTTTTTTCTTTAATATTTCTTCAATTCCGTCCCATCCTCCATTATTACCTAACCATCCTATATTATTTTTACAAATTGTTAAATAATTTCTGGTTCTTTCGTCTATCTTCTTTTCAAATTCAATCATTTTAAATCACTCCTTTTCCTACCAATTCAATATTTTAATTACCATACCATTCAAATTTAATATTCTCATCCAGTATCTTTTGTTGTTCAATTGCATCTTTTGTTAATTCTAAAATTCTTTCAGCATAATATAAAACATTTTCATATTCCTTTTTATCAAAGAAATGTAATAGCCTATCAGCATCTTTTGGTATACTATCCTTAAACATATTAATGTCTACTATTAATGAATTATTACAATCTCCCATCTTAATACCTTCTTTCTATTAATCCCTATCCTTATCAACAATACTGATTCTATTATATCCATAGCTTTCATTGTTGATATCTTCTATTTCTAAATTACTGGATATGGTACATCCACATCTAACAATCACATCAATATTTCCACATTCATTTCTCATTTGTTGTAATTTTTCTATCATTTCATCTATTTTCATTATATAACCCTCTTTCTATAATACATAATTTTAACATACTTTTGTATCTCTTTGTATATCTAATTATAGCATTTTGAAACTATACTGTCAATATAATTTTCAATATATTTTTATATTTATTCCAATTAAATAGGATATAAACACCCATTAAATCTACAATTTTAATTGGTATATTTTACCAATTTCATTATACAGTTTCATAAACCTTTTTAACTTTTTTCTTATCAACAAATAGATACACAACATATTGATTACAAGCATATTTACCTTTTTCTTCTTTATGCCATTTATTAGCTTGCTTTATAGCTTCAGTTTCATTTGTAAATAAAAACCTTTCGTCATTATCATATTCTATTGTATCTGGGTTTTTATCTGCATAAAAAATAATATACTCTTCCATCATGTAACCTCCTATGGTTGTTATAGGTTTATTGTCATACTATTACTACTATTATACCTATTTAGTAATTAAATACAATAACATTTCTTTGCTAACCTTTTCAAAGGCTTCAGCTATATTATTCTTGACTACATAAATCATCATAGAACGTATATGTGCCTTGCTGTTATTGATAGTCTGCTGACTTCCTGTTAAGCTATTTACATAGTTTTCTAAATCTTCAATTGTTATAGTTGCAAAATCTTTGTCTTTGAGTGATTCAAGAAATACTCCACAATGCACTTTATATTGTTGCCATGAGATTAATTTATCAAAATTGTTTTGAAAAGCATCATAATACTTTTGATTAGTCTCTGATAGGCTATATTCTTTTACGTTCTGTCCACCTACTTTATCAGATACAGTATATTTGTAAGTAAAGTGTGATGTGTTAAGATTCAAATTTGTTATAGCATTTTTAATATTATTGATAGTTGTTTGAGTAGTTTTGTTAAGTCCTAAAGTTTCGCATACCTCTGAATAAACTTTACTATTCTTTACTATCTCAATAAATCTATCTGTTAAAAATTCACTTTTACCAATTTTAATTATAGATTCCATTTGTTACACCTCCTTTATAGGTTTAAAATGTTGGTTCTAATTGGTTGTTTTTAACCTTGTAATATATCTAAAACATTCTTTAATGCATCAACTTCCCCTGCATAATATCCATAATCTTCTTGTTCTGCTGTTTGTTTCTTCTGTTCTGCTTCATCCAACATATTCATAATTTTACTGATTTTTAACTCTTCATCATTCATGTTATTACCTCATATTCTTTCTGCCATTATAGGCTAATATATAGGATAAATTGCTGATTTTATAGGATATTTATTCCAATTCATCTACAATCTTTTTACTAACTTCTTGGAAATCTTCTTCAGAAAATACATCCTCAAATTGTGTACCCTTACTGCAATAATCTTCTATATATTTTGTCATTGCCTTTTTAACTACTCTTCGTACTGCTATTAATGGAGCAACACAACTTTTACTGATTCTTGATAAATCATTTTCAAAATGGTCTTTTGTAAATACATATAATTCCTTTGCTTCTGCTTTCATTTTTCAATCCTCCAAAATTCCTTTTATTCCGTTCATTTAATTAACTTTCTTAACTATCTTTATTATACTATTAGTATACTATATTGTCAATATAATTATTCATACTTTACGAAATATTTTTTATTTAGTTCAGTTAATCTGATTGACAATATAGTATAGATTATTAAATAGCTTCATCCATTTTTTCTTCTTTCTTTTCGATTACAACAATTCTGCTGTTAATTCCTGTCATTTCAAAAGTTCCGCTTTCCAGTTCTTTTACGAAATGTGTTTTATCTTCTATCCAATTTCTAAAATCTTGACTTGCTTTATCGTTTGCAAATTGCCAATGCGGTGATGTTATACAAACAAGTGTACCATTGTTTTTAAGTAACTTGTAAGCATGTTGTAAGTGTGTTATATCTTGATTTTTGCTAAATGGTGGATTCATAATAATTGAATCATAATATCCTATTTTATTATACTGTAAAAAGTCATTACCTACAACATTATAACCCTTTAATTCTAGCAATTCAACAAACTGATAGGATGCTTCGCAAACATCAACATGTTCTGTTATAGTCTTAATTTTATCTGCAATATTACCAATACCACAAGAAGGCTCTAATACTCGACTGTTATGGTCTATCTTTGCATATTGCACTAATTGTTCAGCAACTTCTGAAGGTGTGAAATTCACATCACCTTTTTGCAATAGTTTAAATTCTCTTTCTAACTGTTTAATTTTCTTTTGTAATGGATTTTTATAACTTCTATCAATTTTTACATCATAAATATTTTTATATTCGTCAACGGCTTTGTTAAGTCGTTCAGTATTTGTTATACCATATTTTGTTAATTTATTTTGTCTTTGTGGCACTTCTTTATTGTACCATCCGTCAAGAGGTAAATTATAGTCTACTGTAGGGAATTTTAATTCTCTTGCACATGTTCCAAACTTACCCACATAATAACTATACATAGTATTCCTAAATGCTCCAACTATTAACCCTTTTTCAAGTTCTGTTATAGCTTCATTATTTAAAATTTTGTCTTTCACATATTCCAGTATTTTAATATCAATTTCATAAGATTCTTTTTTACTGTCTCGGCTTGCCTGTTCATTCATTCTCTTCCACGTATTAGTTTTATATTCCCCACTTAAAGCATCAATTTTCTTTTGTAGGCTATCAATATTTTTATTTATCTTTTCTACTAATACAGTATTTTCTTTTGCTTGTTGTTCTCTTTGTTTCTGTTGTTTCTGTTCTATTCTAATAGTCATTAACACAGATTTTAAACCATCATAACCTATTGCAGAGAGTAATCCATCTGTTATACTGATTTTATTTTCTGTTAAATATTCAGCAAGTTTGTTTTTATACTGTTCATTTGTGATATATTCCATTTTATCAAGCTTTAAATCAGTAATAATATCTGTTGAAATATCTGTTAATGTTTCAGCCATTAAGTGATTTTTTTCAATTATATTAACTGTTTTATCTGTTGTTTGAGTTGTATTTGTTATAGTCCCATTTGTTAACCCTTCTAAATTTTCAGAAGGATTATACTTGAAAATAAAGCCTTTTTTAAATCTTGAATAATAGCCTTTAATTGTTTTTAATAGATTAGAAACTCTAATATATTCATCCCTATCCATTTTATCGGCAATTTTCATAACCCACAAAGGTGTATTGTCTCTTGTGTCGATATCTTCTGTTATAGTGTATTCATGATTTAATGTTTCAACTTGTTCTGATTCTGTTGTATTATTTTGCTTTTCTTTCTTATTTTCTGAGTTTGTTTGTGGCTTGCTGTTATCAATTTTTACCCACTTTTCGACCTCAATTTGTTCTGTTACTTCTTTGAGTTCGTAAATTTTTGCAGTACCTTCTATTAATTGACTTTGAATTTTTGCATCCCATTGATAGTAGTGTTCAGTATTTTTAATACGTTGATAACCACGTTTTTCACTTCCTACACGTTCATAATTTATTGCTTTACGTTCTTCTGTTATGCTTTCGCCATTGATTTTCCAAGTGCCTTGACGATTATATACTTTAGTCACTAACCAAAAATGGCTATGATTTGGTAATGTTAAGAAGTCACCTTCTAATATTTCTGTTCTTCCTATTACTTCAATCATTTTTTTACATGTTTTAGTTTCTATTACCTTTTTAAGTTCATAACCTCTTCTTTTTTCTGCTTCAATTCCTTCTGTTTCTGTTTCTTCTGTTCCATCTCCCATGTTTGCTGTGCCTATTGCAATATTATCTATTTTGTGTACAAAAGTTAAGAACTTATATATTTCTTTCTGCTCTTCTTCCGTTGGTTGAACGTTTTTATTATCCCATGTGTCACGCATTTTATTTTCTGTTATATCATAAGCATATGGTAAATCATGGAATTGAAAAGCACCTTTTCCTTTTCCGTATATTTTACCATCTTTTTCAACATGCCAATTACAACCTCTTGGATTTTCCATAAATTCAGGATATTTATATAATAATACTTTGCTTTTTTCTCTTTGTTCTGTAGCTTCTTTTGCTTTCTGTTCTGCTGATTCTCTGATATTTTCAATCATTCTTTTTGCGTTTGCTTCTTCTGCTTCTGTTGCTCCTCTATCAACTGTTATAGCTTCAAGTTTTGTAATTTTATCAGATACATTAGCATTAAAAATATTTGTTTTGTTATATGAAAAAACTTCATAACCACTATATGATTTTACATGATAATCTTTTATATCAATACATAAAGTATAACCGTTTTTGGTTGCTATTCCTTCCCATCTAGCAGGGCAGTAATAATCTGTCATACTGTCACTTTGGTCTTCTCTAAAACCGAAAATTTCCCAACCTAAAGCCTTTAATTTAATTGATATATTTACCATTGATTCTCTTTCATCACCGTAATACATTGTAAACCTCCTATAATTATGTAAATGTTTTGTTATAACTTTTTTATTTATGGTATGGAGTTTTTGAACAGATGCTCCAGTAAACTGTTACGGTTGTTATTCCCAATTAAATGTTAAATGGTTGAAATTTTGTTCTATTGCTTGCGAACTGTCTGACACATAATCACCAATACATTTTCCCCCTTTATATATATTGCCTCTGTATTTACTTTCGTTTGGATAAAATGTAATGTCAATTTTGTCTGCTTCTTTGTGACTGTCATTGTACCACATATCTAATTTACACATTTTTATTACCTCCTAATTTAACAATAATTTGCAATTTGTTTGCTTAGTTCTTCTTTTACAATCTTTTTTTGTTCGTCAGTTAGTTTATTAAATTTTAACCCTAAAGCATTTAATGCGTCTGTATAATCACAAGTGATACATGCTTCATGATTTGCTAATTCATAAGATATCATTTTTCTAAATACTTCTGTATTTTCTTTTACTTCTGAAAAAGCTTTTTCAATATGTTGTATAAAATTATTTGATTTTTCTATAATATTTTTATCTGATACATAGCAGAAACAAGCTGGACAATATAACATATTTTCTTTTGCTTTTTTAAATTCTTCTTTAGGTTCTCCAATACAAAAAGCTGATAACCTATCAAATTGCATTATCCAGTAATTTCTTACATAATAACTTTTTTTGTCGTATTCATTATAGTCTTCTATATTGCTCATTAGTTCTGATTCTGTAAATAGTTTGTTGTTCAATGTTGTTATATACCATGTTTTTAAATCTTCAATTGTTTTGCTTCTATGATGTAATTGATAATCATTTGCATAATAGATATGATGATTATTTTTAAAAACTAATACAGAATAACCGAACGATCCTTCTAAATCTATAAAATAACAATCATGTTCTTTTATATTTAGTAGTTCAACTTCTCCTTTTTCTTGTAAATCCTTTAATTGACTTTGTGTTAATGCTTCGATATCCTTAATAGTCATATTTTTATTATCCATTTTTAAACCCTCCATAAATTCTATATGTAATATTTTTTTATTTATTATTTAACTTACCTATATATTACTATACCTTTATTATATTGTCAATATAATTTAAGTAATTTATTAAAAACTTTTTTATTTATTATTGATAATATTATTATATGCCCTTACTGCAATAATATACATATCTTTTAAAATTACTAATAAATATATTATAAACCAATGTTAAAATCATATAAACACACTATAAGTCACAAAATTCGCATATAAGCCATTTTTATATACTGACCATAAACTAATATTACTATATACTAAAAACACGCTTAAAACGTAAAATAAAAGGTCGATTTTATTCGGTATTGGGATTTTTTAAGTTGTTCGGCTGATACATAAATTAAGACAACAAAAAACTACTAGCATATAAACCAGTAGCTTTTATATATAGAAAGTTAAAAAAATGTTTACTATTTATTTATATTTATTGTTCTTAAATTGTAATACTAAAATATGAAACTATACAACATAATATACTAAACGTTGCAAGGTCTATAATATAGCTTTTCAGCTTGCTTTTGGTTCGTGCTGACATATTACACCTCACTATTAAAACAATCATCTATATTGATTTCATTTAATTTATAAGCCTTACCAAACCTATAATTATTTTTATTTTCTTTTACCCATGCTTTCAATCCTTCTTCAGTTGAAAAATAAAGTTGTTCATCTTCATTTTTGCCATTTTCACATACATTTAATAGATATTCTTTATACATGCTTTATACCTCACTATATATTATGCCATACTGGTTCAGTTTGCCCTACCCATCGTAATTTGAATATATCATTTTTCATATTTTCATTATACATATTACAAAATACTATAGATTTATAAACTAGTTTTTTTATAAAAAATTTCTGGTCTTCAGTGTGTTCTGTTTCAAAATATCCAATATGCCCCTTTGATTTTGCTATTTTTATTTCTTTTTCAAAATCTTCTTTGCTAATATCATTTATTGGTAATGTTACAATATCTCCATTTCGATATGAAATATGTGTGATAATTTTACTTTCTTTTTCCATTTGCTTTACACCTCCAAAATGGTAATAAATACCAAATAAAATATTTGTTCTATTCTATTGTACATTAAATACTTTCAAAATCAAAAAACTTTCTTACATCATCATAAGTAAACTCTAAATATTCTTCTTGTGAATAATTAAATTTTTCAAAAGTAAAATCATCAGGTAATATTGTAATAACAATACCTATGTTGCCTCTATAAAAAATAACAATGTTATCACTTTTTATAACTTTTCTATATCCAACTACATTATTTTTTATAGTTGCTTTTCTTGTGTTTTCTGTAATTGTATCAACCTTTTTGAAAGTTAATTTTTTCATTTTTACACCTTCCTTTTAATATGTATTAACTATCTTTTATACTACTAACTATATAGTATATTATATGTAATGTCAAGCAGTTTTATGTAATTTAACGATAAATTTTATATTTATCATTCTTAATTGTTATGTAAAATTTGCTTTTGTATGTAGTTAGCTGTTATGATTGCCGTTGTTAATATTACGGCTGTTATGCTTAAAATGTATAGTGCTGTTATAAAAACTGGTTGCATGGTGTTATATTCTCCTATTCTTTTTTATTTTGTTATGTTAAGTTATTGACTAATTAATAATATTTCCGTCAACGTCAAACGATATTTTATTGATTGTTATAGCTTCAATAATTGCCGTTATGTCGTTTGGGTTCTCTATATCCTCATATGGTGCGAACTCTGTTATATAGTTCTGTATGGCTTTATTTTGTGCCTGTGGTGTTAGTTCATTAAAGTTCATGGTGTTTTCCTCCTATGATATTAAGATATTTTTTTAATGATACATTCAGTACCTATGGGAATTTCCCAACCTTTCTTTTGTTTTCGTGGTGCATATACAATTATAAAATTGTTTTCCGTTCCATAAAATCTAGTGTTCTTTGTAATAGGTTCATTATCTTTATTTAGATATGTTACACTAATTCTGTCATGCTTTTGTAAATTTTCAACGTCTTTTAACGTTATTTTATTCATATTAAAACCCCCTTAAATTTCCGTTTGAACGTTCTTTTATTATGTTCGTTAAATTTATTGCGTAACCTCTGTTATTATCATTTAAAACTTCATTCCATGATATAGAAAACAAATTGTAATTGTTTTTAGACTCTGTAAAATACCATACATGATATGTTTTATTCCATAATGCTCCATCGTTTTTTAACTTATCTTTAATACTGAATGTATCTTTTTCATTTAATACATAAATAATATCAGAATTATTGAACCACTCTTTTTTTAGGCTATCAATCAAATTTTGTTGTTTTGTTTGATTTTTCTTTTGCTGTTTTTTAATCTCTTTTGCTATATCTTTTTGAATTCGTGTATATTCTTCTTGTGTTACAGTTCCACTTCCAGAACATTCAAAACATACACCATTTTCGACATGTTTATATTTTTCAATTATACCTCTTCCATTACATCTAGGACAGATACATCTTTCCATTTTATTTCCCTTTCATATATAAAATATAGGTTTTAAGTGCTGTTAATGTTCTGTTAAGTGAATACAAGTATTATATGTAATTCTATATACATCATTGGAAAATAAGTCTTTCGCTGTTATGATATACTCAGGATGCCAAGTGCAAGTATTTAATTCAACTTTTATATTCTGAATTATAGCCGTCTTAATATCCATATAATGAATTTTAATTGTATCACCTATGCAAAATATCTCATCATAAATATTGACGCTGTTATACTCTCCAGTAACTCTATCAATAACCTTTTTAGATTCTGTGTTATAGAGTTCCCATTGTAAAGTCTTGTTATTGATATTTTGGGTATCTAGTGAAATAATCTCGGAATAGAGTTTTTTGCACTCTCTTTTTAAATTATAATAATGGTACATATCTTTTATCATATTTGTACAACCTCATTACTCTTCATGTACTGTAATACTTTTGCTGTGCCGTTTCTAATTGTACTAACGTCTTCTACACTTAAAATTTCATTGTTTAAAACGTCAACAATTATTTTATCACAACTTAACGTTGTGTGGATTGAAAAAATGACTATAACATATTTTTACGAAAGAGAGGGTATTCAGCCCTCTTTTTTAATTAACTGATACATTATTTATTTCCATCCATCCATTAATATCAAAAGCAGATGTATAAATCAACTCGTTTTCTCTATCATTGTCTGTATGGAGATAATAGTATCCGTCTTTATTAACTCTAAGTTCTTCTCTTATTCTGTCCGTCATAAATGATGGGCGATTGATACTTTCAATAACCTTATCTGTTTTTAGGTTGTATTTAATCCTGTCTCCTATAAATATCATTTTCTTTCCTCCTTAAAATAGTAATAAAATGTTACATTTATATGGTTTATTCTTCATATCCCCAGTCTGGATCATAACTTGCCTTATATGCTTCAGTATAAGACATTCCACAAATTTCTGTTTTCCAATCAATCCATGAATTTCTGTTATCCTCTTTTTTTGTTTTCTCCAAATAATCCGCATAACTCATAAACATATTTTTATTCCTTCTTTCCTGCCTGTTATCGGCATTTAAAATTATTTCAATTCAATTTTACCAACATCAAAATATTGTTTCCAATGTCTGTAATTTCCGTTTGTATCTTTAAATTCTATATCCCAGTCACACGATCCGTCATTTCTATCTGAGGGATAAAAATCTTGATACATAATCTCTTTTATTGTTACTGTTATTCCTTTTGCTATTATAATATCTCCTGCTTTTGCTTCTCTTGTGTTTCGTTTTTCTTCCATTGCTTTCCTGTAATTATCCATTTTTTAAAACCTCCTGTTATACTTTAAAATTATTGTTTTAAACTATGCTTTATATCCCTGACGGCTTAAGCCGTTTCGTCTTAATTTTCAAAGACTCGTCAGAGGGATTTTAAATTTCTTTTTCAATTTGTTCCCAATATTCCTCTGGAACTTCTTCCCCTAAAATGTCATATAATAATTCAAGTTCAATTCTTAATCGCTTTTCTAGTTCTCCTGTGGCTGTTTTACTCTGTAATTCTGCTAAAGTTGCAAATAATTTGCTCAATAGTTCCTGTTTAGTTTTCATTTTATACCTCCTATGGTTTCAAAATATATTTATTTAATTGGTTTGATTAATACTCTAAAGTGTAAGCATTGGATATTATAACCGCCTGCATATATTGTTTCTACATTAGCAGAACATTTAGAACCAATGATTTTACCATTTATTCCCGAATTATCTCCAAAGTGTAAATGGTCAACATCTTTAATTTCTCCTACAACTTTTGTCACTCTATTAATTAAGTCAACACGTTTATTTTGCTTTTCCAATATTATCTCTCTTTCAAGCTTTTCAGAATCCCAGTCAATTTCTATGTGTGTTGCATAATACTTCTTGTATTCAAAATATAATTTTTCAACGGAATTCTGATATAATTTATAATTTTCTTTGTCAAAACAATGAGCAGAACCGTAATTATAATTTGGGTGTTGTTTATAAAATTCTTGTTTTGCTAATTCATAAGCCTTGTGTTTTTCTTTTAGAATTTCTTTACATTTTATAATATATTCTCGATAAGATTTTTCCCATTGGTTCAAAAGTTCTTCAATAGCTGGAATTTTAGGTACATTTTCCTTGTTTAATTGCGTTTCTAATTGTTCATTTAACTTGTTTAATTGCCAGTTTAAATCACTTAATTTATTATCATGGTTTCTTATTTCGTCATTATACCAAAAATCAGTAGGTTCAGTTTTAGCAATATACTTTGCTTTTAGTTGTTCCCTTTTAGTAATCTGCTCTTTTTTCTTTGCTATCTTCTCTTTTATTTCATCACTTTTTAACATAATTACACCTCTTTAAATATGTAATAATTTTATAATACATGATAGTTATTAGCAAGTATTCCTTTTCTTTTTCTCCACTCCTTAAGTACACAATGCTTAAGGTATGCTATTTCTGAATAAGCTTTTTATTCAATGCACTACAGCTTTACTGGATGCAACATAGTTAAGGTATCATTTAACTATCATTTATTATTAATTGATACTAATAGTATACTCCTATATTATTATATTGTCAATATATTTTTTTATTTATTTAAATTAAATTTTTAGTACTGGTTTATCCTATTGATATATTATTTAATTCAGCATGTTTTATATTATATGTCTTGTGATACGTTTATAAGCTTAAAATTGCCTGTTTTAGCGTGTTTTATGCTAGTATGGTATATTTGTATTAATTGCGTAGTTTGGTTGTAGTATTTGGTTGCAATTTCATTCATTGTAGTTTCATTAAAGTTCATGGTATATTCTCCTATTCTCCTATTCTTCGCATTCAATCTGATATTTATATATTGGTTGTCTTGTTTTTCTGCTAATATGTGATACTATCTGTCTTGGTTCGGTATATGATTTTATTTTATTTTCCTGTAGTAACTTTTTAGCTAGTGTGACAGCTTCTTGCTCCGTTTTTTCTATTATATAAGCTTTCATGGTTTAACCTCCATATGTGATATGCTATTTAATATGTATTAATTTATACTTAATAGTATATCACTTTCATATTATTTTACAACTATTATTTTATTTATTACAATTAATTTAGTATATGTATTTTTTATAGTGGTATAGATTTTATTTATTATATTCTATGTACTATATTTAATACATTAATATAATGTGAATATATTATGCAAGTATATACAAGTTTTTTATATGTGATTTTTAGGTTGTATTTTGTCCATATTTTTTATTTATTATAATTGAATATACATAATTATTATATATTTATACATACATTATTTGTCAATCGTTTATATTCCAATGGTTTCAAGGCTTACATATTATGTATAATGTGAATAAAATTGCAGTTGTTTGTAGTATTAGTGGTCGAGAAGTTTGGGAAAGTCGCTTAGAATGGAAATTAGAGCTTCCTTATTTTGGTAGTTGCGTATGCGTTGCAATTAGTGGGTTTGAAGGGTTTGGTTTTTGTGGTGTGAGTGGATTTGTTTGGATTGGGATTTTATGGTATGTATGTTTATGCATTTGAATGTATATGTATTATATATGGTATTATGAGTCATTATGTGATTAGTTTATACATGATTAGTATATTGTATAGTATTAATGGCATGTGATATAATGTTTATATTAGTATTTATATATGTATGTTTGTATTTATATATGTATGTTGCTTGATGTGATATTAATGTATGTGATATGGTATTAAATATTGTATTGTGATATATTAATATTACATTATGTTTTATATTTATTACAATATAGTTTTGTGTATTGGATTAGATTATAATAAATTAGTGTTGACAGTTGATGGATAGTAATATAGTTTTTATTATTACTTAATCTAATTTTCATTATTATATTATATAGTATTGTTTATTATGTATTTCATAGTAGAATGGTATGTAATTATGTTGTATTTACAACGTAGTTTATATTTGATTATAGGTTTATGTTTCGTTGTTTTTACAACATAATCTAATTTTGAATATTACATTATATAGTTTTTAATATTGTTTGTTGTTTTTACAACGTTGAATACTTCACCGGCTCACTCCATGTTATGCAAACGATATTTGAATTATGCCAAATAATGTTCGTGTTTTCAATGGTTGCAGAGTCTCAGCATATAAAGCAAATATGTCATATATTACCAGTTTATTTATGTATAATATTCTATAATGTATATACAATTCAGATTATACTATACAATTTTAATGATTGTATCTTTTATATACTTTAATGCAGTAAAGTTTGCTATACAATTATTCTTGTAAGTAATGTGCAATCGTTGAAATTCCAATATTTGTATTGCATATATTTCCAGTAGTGGGGGCGTAGTTTACATTGTATACACTTTTTATATTGTATACAATCACCATATCACTTCTACTCATACCGCCTGATTATTTTTGGCATCTATAAAATAGTTCGTATTTTAATTTTTCTAATTTTACTGCATACTCTAAAATTTCTATAAAACAGTTTCGTAACCGTTTCGTAAAAACCCACTGATTACAACCCTTACCCCGTTTCATCAAAACCACAAAATCAATTACTAATCACATCAAATCACCTACAAAATCATTCGTATTTACCCAATTACAAACTAACAATCGTTGAAATATCAACATTTACCCTAACCAATTAACCCACAACAAACCAAAAATAAATCCTTAAATCTTCTATATAACCGATACCGTTTTATAAAAATTACCAATAACCTATAAATTCACTAAAATAATACTAACCAAAATCCATTCAACCCATTGAAAATTATACCTTATACCCATATAAACATTTTACAAAACATCCCAAAAACTAAATAAAAATATCCCTAACCGATACACTCACCGACTAAGGATATAATAAAAGGATAAAAATATGAAAGGATAAATATTAAATCAATTTCATTATACATACTTGCCACAGCAAAATCAAATTAATATAAACTAACAATATAATATCACTACTCTATACTTAAATTAATCATACAAAAGATTTAAGCAATTTTATTTTGTCAATTGATAACTTATACCAAACTTGCATTTAAAACGTTATTTAGGTCTGTTTTTATGTTGAATCTATATGAAAACCATACTAAAGAAATATACCTTTATATCTATATAATAGAGGGGCGTATTTTTACAATAAAAAACTAGCATCTAAATATATAGACACTAGCATTTAATAATATTAACATAAAAATAATCAATATACCCTATCAATAAAATATTAATTAAAACAGCCTTTTTAGATAGACTTATATCGTAAGTGGATAACTTATACCAAAGTCCTACAAAAATTGAAATTTGCCCCATAAAACTCGCTAATAAGCCTTAAATTTATATGCAGATAAACTAGGTTTATACATCATATATCTTAGATATTAAATCAAACCTCTTTTTTCTGCATTAGCACATATTTTATTAAAAGTAATCATTCCACTATTTTTCACTAAATCTAATAATTGTTCTTTGCTCAATTCATCTAAACAATTCATATTATTTCTATCTGATAATAAGATACTAGGTTGTAGAGAATAATCTGTATTCTTACCAATATATTTTTTATAAGGTGTTTGTATACTTGCATGACCTCCAGCTTTAGCAGTAATCTTAATATCTCCAAAAGCATCTTGAATAATATCTAATCCACTAGATTTAATACTATGTTGAACAATATTTCTACCTTTCTTGTCAATACCTACAAATTTACAATAATCGTTTAATGTTTTTTCTAAAGTCTTATCTCCAACATTAAATATAAGACCTTTCTTTTGGTCTACCCAATCATAAGAATCAAAATTGACTTTAAGTCTATCATAAAATTCATCAGTAATAGCTCTATCTACAATTCTAGTTTTATCAAATGAATTAATAACCCAATATTCTTTTCCATCACTAGGATTTAATTTACGCACTATATCATTAAACTTAAGTTCTTGTGCAACAGACTTTCTACATGTAACTGTAGCTAAAAATTCAAAATATAACTTTTTGGTTATTCCTCTATCTTTAAGACCTAAACAATAATTATATAATCCTTCTAATTCTGATTCAGTAAGTGAACCATAATTTACTTCAACTTCTTCAGTTTTAATTTTTTTAATGTGAAAACAATTTTTATTTATTTTATCACAATCAATAAGATAGTCAAAAAATGCTTTACATGCAAATATCATTTGGTTAGTAGTATTGTCTTTATAATTTTGCCTTAAATAACTTCTATATTTTCTTATATCACCTTGATTTAAATTTTGAATGTCAGATAATGATATTGTATTAATATCTTTACCAATCAAATACATAAAAGCTTGATTAATATATCTAGTATAATTCTTTTTTGTATTTTCACTTTTATATTCGCTTAGAAATACATCAAATGATTCCTTTATAGAATCGTTTTTAAATCCAACTATATTATTTGTATTTATATTTATATTTTCTACTAAATTACTCATAGTTTAAAATCTCCTTTTCCTTTTCATTTTTATTATATGTAATATTTTTTATTTTTATTTATCTTACAACTATATTATAACAGAAGAAAAACATAAGTCAAGTGTGATAAATAAAAAATATTAAAAATAATTATTGACAAATATTAGAAATGTGATAAACTAGAGTTATCTTAAAAATATAACACAATATTAAAAACAATAAATATAAAACTTATGCGAAAAGAGGTGAATGAGAATCATTGTATAAAGTACAAGTCAGCAACACTATAATAGAATATCCTAATTTATCAACTAGAGCATTTTACCTATATGTTTATCTTAAACTATATGCCAGAGGTAATAACAAAATATACATATATAATAGTGATTTAAAAAACATAACCAAAATATCAGACAATAAGACTATTAAAGAACGGTTAAGTGAATTAAGAGGGAATCAATTTATTTATTATGAATTGCCATTTAATAAAGAAACTGGAGAAGAAGAATTACCAAATGGACAACCACTTATAATTAATCTTATTGATTCAGATTATATTTCTAAAATATTTACACAGATTAGTGATGAAGCATTATTTAAAATACAAGAATTAACATGTAAATTAAAAGTGAAATATAAGAAGGATAAACAACAATATGAGAAAATTGTAAATGCAAAAGAAGTTGCTACTAGATTATATTATGTTTATCAGATGAAATATATTAAAAAGGATAATAATCCATTAAGAATTTCATTTGAACAAATTAAAGGTATCGTGGGAAGTAATAATGAAACTATTATAGCAATTAATAAAATACTAATTGAAAACAATTTATTAAGACAAAATACAGGAAGTAAAATTGAAAGTTCAAATCAGAGATACAGAAATAAATATTATCCTTTATGGGAAGAATGGAAATCTGATAATGATAATATAGAAAAACATTCAATTAATTTTATATCTAATAAATTGAAAACAAAAATATTTCAATCAAAACAAAATAAGAAATAAGACGAGAAAGATAAAAGAAAAAAATATGAGCGTAAGCGATTTTTACAAGAAAATGAATTTTAATTTATTTTTGCAGTATATCATCTTATTAATTCATCTTATATATTCATCTACTCTTATATCCTTGTACTTATTTCCAAGGGTTCATTGGAAAAAAATACATGAACCTTGGAAAAAAGTAAATGCCCCTTGGAAAAAAGATTTTACCCTTGGAAAAAAAGTAGGTTTTCGACAAAGATATTTTTGGTATATTCTGATGAAATATTTAATATAAAATTTAATTGTAATAAATATAAAAGTTTTATTAAATTGTTTGACAAGCTATGGTAGATATGGTATAGTGTATGTATAGAAGTTTCACAACTTCTGAATTAGAAATTTAAGTGTAATAAATAAAAAAAACATAAGAGAAAGGAAAATACATAATGTTAATATCAATTGATAAGATTAAAGTTAGTGATAGAATTAGAAAAGATTTTGGGGACATACCTGAGCTTGCTAATGATATTAAAGAAATTGGATTAATTAATCCACCAGTGGTTACACCTGAATATGAATTAATTGCAGGAGAACGTAGATTAAGAGCATTAAAATATTTGGGATATCAGCAGATTGAGGTTAAAGTAATGAGTGTAAAAGATGCGTTGCATCAATTAAAACTAGAAATTAGTGAGAATGAAAATCGTAAAGATTTCAGTTTTAATGAGAAAATGGCATGGGCAAAGATGTTAGAAGAAGAATATAAAAAGATTGCAACTAATAATTCTTTATCTAATTTACAACAAAACTCCGACATGCAAGATTCTGCAAGTCGAGAAAATATAGGTAGTGTAAGAGACAAGGTAGCAAATGATATAGGTATTGGTTCTGGAGAAACTTATCGTCAAGCAAAATACATATCAGAAAATGCTTCGGAAGAAATGATTAAACAATTAGATGAAGGACAACTTTCTATCAACAAAGCTTATTTAACTTTAAAAAAAGAGAAAGATGAGCTAGAAAGGAAATTATCTATTGAACAAAATAAAGAACCTGAAATAATTGACAATACGGATTATAACACTATTGAAATATTAAAATCTAAAATATCAATAAAAGATAAAGATATTGAGATATTAAAAAGAGATAAAAATTTGTTAGAACGTAAAGTACAATTAAATGAAGCAGAAGCAAAAAAATTTAAAGAGTTAAAACAACAAATTGATTTTTTAAATAAGGAAAAAGATGATATTGCTAGAAGAATTCAGTCAGCTACAGAATTATCAGGATTAGCAGTTAAAATTGATAACTTTTTAAAAACTGAATTAGCTCCTATAAAATATTCTAGGACTCTTGAAAGACTTGATAGTGATGTTGCTTTGAATAATTTAGTAGATATAATTAATTCTGTAGAAAAATGGTGTGAAGATATTAGAACTTATTTGCCAAATAATAAAATAATTGATGTGGAGGTAATCGAATAATATATGATAAATGAAATTGAATTATATAATAAATATGATATATCAAATATGAGTGACGATGAATTAGATTTTATTCAGCAACAAATTATGAACAGAAAAATGAATGGACTATATATAAAAATGGAACAATTGCAAAACGATACTAAACAATTGGAATCTAAAGTTGAGATTATACATGAAGAATTGTCAAATAAAATAGATGATATGTTAAGTGATAATGATAAAAAGTTAGAGGTTACAATTAATACATATAGAGTAGACAAAAATAAATGGGGATTTGAAAGTCAAGCTGATTTTGGAAATAGATTTAGAGTGTCAATTGGTTCAAAAACAGTGGGTAAACTCTTTAAAGTAATTGGATTAGCTAAACCATCAAAAGGTGCAACAGAACCTAAAAGAGAAGCTATCATTAGTAAAAAAGCCACAACAGATACAATTAATGGTTATGAATGTTTTAGATGGAATCATGAAAAATGTTTAGATACTTTAGAAAAATGGTTAAAAGAACATAATAGACTTGAAGAATTTTATTCTATAGATAATGAAAAAGAATTAAAGAAATATATTGACAATTTATATATTACATATGTGGATTAATTAAATCAAGCAATTAACCATAATAAATAAAAAATATAATATAAAAATATTACATATTAAGGAGATAAAAATACATATGAACAACAAAGTAAATAAAATAAAAGAAAGTTATAACCTAAGTGGCATACTTGAATTAGCTGAACATGATTATGAATACATATTAAAAAATGATGATAATACTGCTCAGTTCAATTTATCGGTAATGTTAGAAAGACTATATGCAGATGATGAAACTATTGATATTCAGGTTTCATTTGGCAACACAATTGAATTTGTAGGTCAGGGCAGATTATTTAAGATTCAAGATAAAGATAGTATTATATCATTTTTTATTGACGGAGAGAATTTAGACAAGTTCTTATTTGACCATACTGAAATACCTATGGAAATTAAGATTGATGTTTTAGATATGGAGGATGAGAAGTAATATGACTGAAAATGAAATGACAATGTGTGAAAAGTGTATGTTTGGACAATATGGATTTTGTGAAAAAAAATATGATACATATAGTGAAGACTGTGAATTTGAACCTGATATTGAAATTGAATTAACTATACATAATGGTAAAATAGGTGAGTTTGAAGAAAATGAACCTAATACAAAAGATATTGGCATTAATTTAGATGATTATATATTCAAAGAACGTACAGAAACTAGAGATTCTTATGATATGACTGGTAACGGTGATTATGTAAGAAAAACTGGGTTTCTGAGATAAGGTAGGCGATAATTTGGCATTAACTAAACAAATACATTTATATAGTTTTGATACTGCTTGTTTTTATACTGATACAGAACATAAAATACATAAAAGATTATCTAAATGCTATTCAATTAGAACTAAGATTAAAAAGAGATATAAAAAGGATAAAAAATATAAACATTATGATTTTCATTTAAAGAGAATAAATAAAATAATTAACAAATTTAAATCACATTTATATGATGAATTTGAAAATACAAGAAAATTAAATCAGTTAAGAGTGTTAAGAACAGACAGTATCAATGATAAAAAAGTTATATCAATATTTGAATCTAATCTTACAAGAACATTAAGATTTAAAACTAATAAACTAACAGATGATATTATGGTAATTCAAGTATATTATTTTCAAGTTGCTGAAGATTTAATTAAACATGGTTTTTTATATAATGGTCAAAAATACAGTTTGTTTAGTGCTAGTGCAGGTCAAATTAGAACTAAAAAATTTGTGAGTGTAAAAGAGTCATTATTAAAGCAATATGAAAATACTCTTACTTGCGGACTAACATGGGATATTATTAATTCTAAAGGTGGAATTAATGCTAATAAATATCTTGCATATTATAGTTTAAATAATAGTGCAACAGATATATGGGAAAATTTTGATATTGATAAATCTATTGTGGTTGATGATTTTGAAACTCTAGTTGAAAGTGTAGTAGATTTTATTAATGATAATACATATGAAATTATTAGAAAAACCATGAGTGTACCGATACCTCATACTGATGGTTGTGGATATATGCTTGATGGTGATAATGAAATGGTACGTTTACCTTGGGTAAAAGGTTTAATGGGTGTATTTGATTATTATAATTTAGTTTTAGAATGGAGAGATAAATATAAAAATCCCAAAATTGGAATTATACCAGATATCTATGGTAAAAAACGAGATATTATTGCTGAAGATATTAGATATATTTTTACAAAAAGTCAGTTTAAAATGTGGAAGTATTACGATTCATGGGAACATTATAAAACTAATTTTAAAAAATATAATTGTCAAGCATGTGTTTGTAATGTTGAAGAAGAAAATATTCCTGATGCACAAATAAATTATCAAATGCTTCAAACATTATCTGATATTACTGAGAAAGAAATGACTAGATTGGCACAAAGAACAATTAATGATATTAATAGTATCGGTTCAGATTATCGTACCATGATGAAATTATTAGGAGTAACTGGATTTAATACAAATAAAAATTATATGCAACAAGCATTAGAAATCTATCCTGAATTAATGAGAGATAAATATAATAGACAGATTTTAAAAGATTGTAGAGATAGTCTTATCAAAGAAGGTAAAGCAGGAAAACTATCAATTAAAGGAAAATATACTTTTGTATTACCTGATTTATATGCTTTTAGTGAATGGTTATTTTTAGGTATAAAAAATCCTGATGGACTATTGAATGATGGAGAAGTTAGTTGTTCTATTTATAAAAACGGAATTGATTTAGATTGCTTGAGAAGTCCACATCTTTATAGAGAACATGTTGTAAGACAAAACGTAATTAATGAGAATACTAAAAAATGGTTTAAAGGAAAAGCCATTTATACAAGTACAAAAGATTTAATTAGTAAATATCTCATGTTTGATGTAGATGGCGATAAGCTTCTAGTTGTGGCAGATAAATTATTATGTAGAATAGCTAAAAGAAATATGAAAGATATTGTTCCATTATATTATGATATGAAAAAAGCTCCAAGTCAGATAATTAATAGTAATGTATTATTTGAGGGGTTAGAATCGGCATATAGGGGTGGTAAGATTGGACTATATAGTAATAACATATCTAAGATTTGGAATTGTGGTAAAGTAAAACAAGAACAAATTGATGTAATTAAACTATTATGTATGGAAAACAATTTCTGCATTGATATGGCTAAAACATTATATATGCCTAAAAGACCAAATAATAAAGACGATTTAATTAAAAGATATACTAAATTAAAATTACCACATTTCTTTGTGTATGCAAAGGATAAAGAAGAATATCAAGTATCCGAAGTAAATAGAAGCCCTATGAATATGCTTGATACAATTATCCCTAGTAATCCATTATTAATTTCAAATACAGTAAGTAAAATGAATCATTGTTTATTATTACATAAGCAAGAGTTTGAATTAACAAAAGAAAGTAAAATTGTAATTAAAGCATATGACTATTGGAACGTTCATCAATATTTTAAATATGAATTTGAAGATGAAGATTATAGACCAGAACAAGATTTATATATATATCAGAAGATAAGAAATAGAATGTTAAGGTTACCATATGACAAAGAATTTATTGTTGATACTTTAGTTAAGTATTTATATACCAAACGAAAATCATCACATAAAAAATTATTATGGGCATGTTTTGGACAAGAAATTGTTGAGAATTTAAAATTCAATACCGAAGGATTAGGGAAGATTTGTCCGATATGTGGGAAGAGATTCAAAATTAATCCTAATATGATAGACCAAGTATGGTGTAGTAAAGGATGTCAAAGAATAGGCAAATTAGATAAAGATAGACTCAGAAAGCAATAATTTCCATACCCCATATATGACTCCAGCCTTTAAATTACAACATTTACAGTGATTAGATACATAAAAAAGTTGAAACTAATAGGGAAACAAACTAAATATACACGAAAACAGAGGGAGTTTCTTAATGATAAAATAGAGCAAAGAATTTATTTTCAATGCTCTATTTGTCGTGATAAAAATAAAAATATCTGAATATAGCTCAGTTTGGTAGAGTGTCGCAATTGGGATGCGAAGGTCGAAAGTTCAAATCTTTCTATTCAGACCAATATGTAAGTGTAAGATTAATTGGTAAACTGTCAGACTCCAAATCTGAATAATGAGTGTTCGAGTCGCTCCACTTATGCCAAAATAAAAACTAAATAAACATCCTATACAATAACTTAACTCAGATAAAATAAATTTAGTAAAGGAAAAGATATATGGGTAAGAAGAAAGACAAAATAAAAATAACCTTTTTAGGTAATAATAGCGAAGCAGTCACAGGCTCAATGACTCTAATCGAAACGCCTAATAAAAATATATTACTTGAATGTGGAACAATACAGACAAATAATCTCATTAACGACTTTAAAGACAATGCAAAATCTTTTCCATTTAAACCTAAAAATATAGATTATGTATTTGTCAACCATATTCACCAAGACCACGTAGGTCGAGTCCCAAAATTAATTCGTGATGGTTTTGATGGTAAAATTATTTGTACAGAAATTACAAAAGAATTTATGAAACCTATGGGGCTAGATTCAGCAAAAATTATTGAAAGAGAAGCAGATACGGTAACTCATAGAAAAGGAAAAGAAACATATCCTTACTACACTGAATCTGAAGTGTGGCGAATGATAGAACTTACTGAAACCTATGATTATAATGAGATATATAATTTAGATGAAGAAATAAGCTTTAGATTTTTACATAACTCACATCTTTTGGGAGCTTGTCAATTAGAATTATTCATAAAAGAAAGTTCAGGACATATTTCAAAGATTCTGTACACCAGTGATTTAGGCAGAGTAAATTTAAAAAATTATTATGTTGATGATTTAGATAAATGCACTAATGCAAATATTGTAATCAGCGAGTGTACGTATGGTGACTCTGATAAGAATTTTAAACCTGATAGACAAAAAGATTTAGAAAAATTAAAGACTACCATTCATCAAGTGTGTGATATTCAAAAGGGTAGAATTTTGATTCCAGTCTTCAGTTTATCGAGGTCGCAACAAATTCTTACAGATTTGTATTTAATGTACCATGAAGATAAATCATTTAAAACTAAAATAATTTTAGATAGTCCTTTGATTTGGGAAATTACAAAAGTATATAAAAAAGTATTAAAAGATGATGACCTAGAATTATTTGAAAATGCTTGTAATTGGGAGAATGTTAAATTTATTACTGATTATAAAGAAAGTCGTGCATGTGTAGAAAATGATAGTCCTAAGATAGTACTTTCATCAAGTGGTTTTCTCCAAAAGGGCAGAGCTGTAAATTATTTATGTGAATATATTAAACATCCAAAAGATTGTATAATAACATGTGGATATAGTTCTCCTAATAGTATCGCAGGTAAAATAAAAAGTGGTCAGAAGAATATTACAGTTGATGGAGTATCATATAAAAATAAGTGTGGATTAACTGTATTAAATTCATATTCATCTCACATTCAGCAAAATGAATTATTGAATTATTTAAAAGATATTCAATGTGAAAAAATATATTTATTGCATGGGGATATAGATGGTAAGTTACATTTTAAGGGTTTACTTGAAGATGAACTTAGAAAAATGAATAAGACTACAAGAATTATTTCAACAGTCAAAGATACAATTTGTCATTTATAATTTTTAATCGTGATAAATATAAAATATCACACAATGTAAATTTAAAAAATAACATTACAAGTTACTTTTTTCATTCTTAATCCTTTCTTTCTAGTATAGGGGGTAGATATTATTTCTACTCCCTTAGATACTGGAAATATTGGTGTGAATGAATTTTTTATTATAAAGAAATAAGAATAAAAGGATAAGAAAGGATAAAAAGGATTTATGGAAGAAAATTTAAAACGTATGGAAGGTGAAAGTAGACTTCACTTTATATGGAGAGTATATAAATATCAACAAGACATAGGAAATTTATCAAATGAAGAATTAGGTGAAATCTGTAGAAAAGAACTTAATGAAGATTTTGATGAAAGTGCTTATCGTAAAGTTTATCAGAGTTGGGAAAATATGTGGCTTGAAGTTAAAGATGAATATATAAGCGAAGAAGTTTTACTTGAAAGATTAGAACAAATAGATAAGCGTGAAGATGAATTATATAAAACAAAAATTAAGACTGCCGATAAATTAAGAGAATATCGAAAAACTCTTAGAGATGAAGCTAGAATTGAAAATATTATGGATATGATATATGAAATAGCCTTTAATCTTCCAGAGTTTAAATATCAACCTAAAGAAAAACAATTAGATGGTGAATTATCTGCCATACTTGAATGTAGTGATTGGCATTATGGTAAGATATCAGATAATTATTGGAATAAATTTAACACTTTAATTGCAAAAGATAGAGTTGATAAATTAATTTTTGATACAATAAGATATTGTGAAACTATGAATGTTGGTACATTATATATTGCTAATCTTGGAGATTTGATGGAGGGTGCAATTCATGTTACTTGTCGTGTAATGTCTGAAGAAGATTCTATAGAACAAATCATGCACGTATCAGAATTATTTGCTTATTTTATTAATGAATTACATAATTTTGGATTAAACATTAAGTATGTTAGTGTATCTGATAATCATTCAAGACTAAATAAAAATTTTAAAGAACATATTGAAAAAGAAAATTTTGGAAAGATTATTGATTGGTATTTAAAAGCAAGGCTAACTAATTTAGATGATTTTGAGTTTATTGAAAATATTATTGATGAAAGCATTGCTTATTTTGAATTGAATGGTAAGAATATTTTTGCTGTACATGGGCATTTGGAAAATCCTAATACAGTAATTCAAGACTTAACTCTTTCAACTGGTATTATTGCAGATATTGTATTGATGGGACATTACCATAAGAAAGCAGAAAAATCATTCCATTTTTCAAAGGTCTTTGTCAATGGTTCACTTTGCGGAGTTGATGAATATGCTAAGAGTAAAAGATTATTTGGAAAAGCATCTCAAACATTAATAGTATTTGATGATGAAAATATTGTTAATTTTGAAATTGTATTAAACTAAATATAAAAAATATTACAAAATGTATAAATATAAATATACATAACACTTTAGAAAGGCATAGAGTGTGAAATATGGAACTAATTCAGAAGGATAGTTTACTTGATGAAATTTTTGTAACAAGTGCTTTAAGAGATAGACGAATCTATTTTAATGAAATGGTTACAAGAGAAAGTGTTTGTAAAATTATTCATATATTAGACAGACTTGTTTCGTTAGATAATAAGAAACAAACAAAAGAAGATATTGAAATTGTTTTAGACTGTGAAGGTGGATATTGTATGAATGGTCTAGCTTTGATTTCAAAAATGTTATCTCTGCAAGAACAAGGATACAACATTAACACAACAGTTCATTCATTAAGTGCATCAATGGGATTTATGATATTGTTAGTTGGTAGTAATCGTAAATCTTTAAGGTATTCGGAAATAATGTGCCACCAGCCGTCAAGTTCAACGTGGGGTATGCTTCAGGATATGGAAGAAGAAGTTGAACAAACTCAAAAGACTTGGAATATTATGAAGGATTTAATAATTAATCATACAAAGATTACAGACGAACAATTAGAAGATATTAAAAGGCGTAAGTTTGATTGGTGGATGAGTCCGAAAGAAGCTTTATCTCTTGGCGTTATTGACGAAATAATCTAGGAAAGAAAAGGATTTAATTATGGAAGAAAATAAAAATATTGAACAGGAAATTAGCGAGGAACTAGATAACGAAGAATTATCATCTTGTATTTCTACTAACGATACATATTTTGAAACTCCTATATTGATAGATGAACAATTATATTCAGATTCAGACGAATTTCATAAAGGTGTTGAAATTGGAATGAAATATGCTGGAATATATAGTGCTTTGACAGGAAATGGTATGTCAGCTCAAAGTACTAATGAATTAATTTTAACTCTTATTGCTGTAGAAAATAATAGAGATATTGCCGAAATTAATAAACAAGCAACTATTGAATCAGTAAAAGTTAAGAATGATATTGATGAAAATGGTAGATTATAAGGAGAAAATATGATAAGAAATAAAATATGTTTCTGTGAATTAATGGATATTGTTAGTAGACATTTAGAAGACGAAGAAAGCTTTGTAGTAGTATGTGATGCAGAATTAAAAGAAGAATTGGCAGAGCATTTATATGAAAATTATGGATTAGTTGATACTAAGGAAGAAACAGATTGTAATGAATACTATATTTCTGTAGCTTGGTTTGGTAATGAATGCGATTTTTCTATTGAATCTGCTAAGTGTAGAAATGATACATATAAAATGCATAATATAGGTGAATGTGATTATTTCATTTTTACAGATATTGATAGCCAAGTTGCTAGAGAAAGATTAATTGGCGATAAAATGTTTTGCGAATTAATTGACTGTGATGAATATGAATATTGCAATTGTGAAGATGACGAAGATATGGATGTAGAAGTAAAATTCATTATGGATAAAGCTGAAGAATTACTTAATAGAGATTTCTGTCCTGATTGTGCAATTCAGTTTGTTGCAGATATTTTTACCATAGGTAAAGCTATTGGATTTGATGAATGTAGATTAAAGATGGAAAATTTTATTGGTAACTTTGATGGTGGATTACTGCCATAGAGCATTTAAAAGATGAATTTTATACGGTGTAATTAAGATTTATTTATTTTTAAGCGAAATAAATATAAAATTATTACAAAAGTAAATGATAATTTAAAGTAGATTGAACTCACGTTGAATAATTTTGGTTATTGCGTGGGTTTTATTGTGCTTTAAATATAGTACAGAAAAGAAGGCAGAGTGAGAGGTAATTGGCTCACTTGTGTAACCTATCCACACAGCCTTCTTTTATTTAATTTAGGGTAGGAATTATAAAAGGATGGGCTAAATATGCTATTAACAAAAGAAGTAGAAATTGGATGGAGTCCAACAACTCAAAAACATTATGAAGAATTAGGTTATAAATATGAGTGGAGAGGTCGTTTTATTGTTCCTGTAGAACATTTAACTGATAATTCACATGCAAAAGTTGACATATTATGTGATTATTGTTTGGAAGAAGGAATAGAAACTAAAATTACTAAAACATGGCAGAAATATAATGAATCACAAGAAAATGGAATTATACATAAAGATTGTTGTAAGAAACATTGGTATAAAAAATGCTCTGAAAGTAATCAAGAAATTTATGGAGTTTCAAATCAATTTGAGAGAGACGAAATAAAAGATAAAATTATTGAAACAAATTTAGATAAATATGGAGTTGAATTTTATACTCAAACAGACGAATATAAACAATGTTATATAAAAACATGCCTAGATAAATATGGATATGATAATGCAAGTAAAGTGCCACAGTTTATAGATAAGATTAAAAATACTCAAATTGATAAATATGGCATGTTATATTCTCAAACCGATGAATATAAAGAAAGATATAAAAATACTTGTCAAGAGAAATATGGTGTAGATAATGCGTTTCAGTCAGAGGAAGTAAAACAAAAGATTATTGAATTTAATAATAATACATATGGTTGTCATCCAATGAAAATAGACGAAATAAAACTGGTCAAAGTAGCAGACAACAGGATTATCTAGGGAATTTATTCAATGGTGAACTCAACTATCCAATTGATAATTGTTGTTTGGATATCGCTTTTCCTAAAGATAAAATTTTTTGTGAGTATGACGGAAGTGGTCATGCGTTATCTGTAAAAATGGGTGATTTAACTCAAGATGAATTTAACAATAAAGAAAAGCGAAGAAAATATTTTTTATTAAGTAAGGGATGGAAAGAGGTAAGAATTATTTCACTAAATGACAAATTACCATCCGATGAAGTTTTATTAGAAATGTTAAATTACGCAAAAGAATATATAAATTCAGGACATACATGGATTAAATTTGATATTGATAATTCCAAAGTTATTTGTAGTCAATATGAGAAGTATTATGATTTTGGTAAATTAAGAAGAATAAAAGAAGAAGATTTAAAAGAGGTTAGCTGAAATACTAACTTCTTTTAATTTGGATAAAAGGATGTGATGGAATAATGGCAAAAACAGTAAAAAATCAAACAAAAAAAGAATGTGCAGAGTGTCATAGGTCACTTACATTGGATAACTACTATAATACAAAAAATATATTATGTGGTTCAGATGGTAAGGCACAAATATGTAAAACATGTATTAAAAAGAAAATAGATATTAATAATATTCAAACTATATATGATGTTTTAAAATCGTTAGACCTTCCATTTTTCTATGATTCTTGGAAAAGAAGTTTGGAAAAGAAACCAAATAATCCGTTTGGAGATTATATCAGAATGGCTAACTCAGGGATTAATGAATTTAAAGATAAGACATGGAGTAATTCCATATTCCAACCTCAGATAGATAATGAAGTTAATTGTAATAATGAATTAAATAAAGATATAGACCAGTTAAATTACGAAGACTCAAAAAAAATATATTCAAAAGAATGGCATGGTTTTTATACGCAATATGAAATAGATTATTTAGATGATTATTTTAATGGACTTAAAAATGATTTTAAAATAGTTACTACAAACCATAAAGATTATGCGAAAAAAATTTGTCAAGCAAGTTTAGCTGTAAACAAAGCATTCCAAGATATGTCAAATGGGGTAACAGGAGCAGATAAAAAATATAAAGATTTGCAAGAAACATTTGATAAATTATCTAAATCTGCTCAATTTAGTGAAAGTCAAAGAGGTATTAATGATGTTTCGTTGGGTTGCTTTGGGGTGATTTTTGATAAAGTTGAAAAAAAACAATGGATACCAACTCATATTCCATTAGAAAAAGATGATTATGATATTTTATTAGAAGCCTTTTCTACTATAAAAAAATCTGTTTAGTTAGGATGTGATAAGATGGCTTCTCATAATAATTTTAGTAAGAAAAGTAGAGTAATAAAAGAAGGTAAAAATGATGATTTTGATAGTAATTTAAGTTATGACCCAGTAAATGAAGAAAAAATTGATATAGACGAATGGGTAAAATTTATATCATATTATAGATATTATATAGACGAATTTGCATGTGATATCTTAGGATTAAAATTATATCCTTTCCAACGATTAATTTTAAGAGCAATGGCAAGATATCAAACATCTATGTTTATCGCTTGTAGAGGATTAGGAAAATCATACTTAACTGCTGTATTTTTTATATGTGTTGCAATTTTATATCCTAATATCAAATTAGGTATTTCTAGTGGTCAGGGGCAACAGAGTCGTAATGTAATTATACAAAAAATTAAAGGTGAATTAGCTAAAAATGAGAATGTAGCTAGAGAAATATCTTTTCCTATTAAGACTGGAGCAGATGATTGTGTTGTTAATTTTAAAAATGGTTCTGAAATCAGAGCAATTTCATTAGCACAAAATCAAGGTGGGGAAGGAGCTAGAAGTTGGCGTTTCAATATGATACTCATAGATGAAGCTCGGCTGGTTAAAACTGATATTATAGAAGAAATTTTAATTCCAATGACTAAAACAAAGAGACAATCTGCTATATATCATAATAAACCTGAAAAGGGTAAGGTTATATTTATTTCTTCAGCGTATTTAAAGACAAGTGATTTATATAAAAGATTTAAATTTCATTATGATAAAATGATTACTGGCTCTAAAGACTATTATGCATGTACTCTTCCATATCAAGTTGGAGTAAAAGCAGGAATGTTTGAAGAAGAAGATATTGTTAAAGAACTTGAAAAACCTACAATGAATAAGGATAAATTTGATTATGAGTATAATGCAATATTTGTAGGGTCTAATGGTGAAAGTTATTATCCTTACGAATTAACAAACCCTAGTAGAATATTAGAAAAATGTGAGTTAGAACAGCCAAAGAAATCAAATTCTGAATATATTATTGTACATGATGTAGCAATTAGCTCTAAAAATAATTCAGATAATGCTTGCACACATGTAATTAAATTAAAACCTAAAACAAATGGCATGTATATTAAAGAAGTAATTTATACAAAAACTCACAATGGTATGACATTGCCAGACCAAATGAAATATTTGAGAGAATTAGTTCATATTAAGTTTCCAAACACCATTAAATTAGTAATAGATATTAGAGGTAATGGCGAACCATTACCTTCTTTATTTTATGAAACTTGGGAATATACAGATGAAAAAACTAAACAAGTAATAGAATATCCACCTTTAGTTTTAGATGATGATGAAAAAGGTAAAAATATAAAAGGGGCTATACCTTTAATTAGAGGAATCGCATCTACTAATAATTTAAATAATACTATGTATACATATATGAAGTCTTGTTTTGAGAATGGTACTTTGAGATTGCTATCACCATCTGAAGAAATGGATTCTGTATATAAAAATAATGAAATCACTCTTGACCAATATTACAATTTTATTCAAACAGATTTGTTAATTCAAGAATTAAGTAACATTAAACAAGATACTACAGGACATAACAATATTGTTTATGAAAGAATTGTAAAAACCCAAAAAAGAGATAGAGCTACAAGTTTAGCTTATGGTTTAAATGTAGTCAACGAAATGGAAGAATATAACAGAAAAAATATGGATAATGAATATGACGAAGATGATGAATTAATCTATGTATAGTACAATAAATAAAAAATATAACAAAATAATAAAGAAAGTGAGGTGAATGATATTTGGCTTTTAATGTAATGAGAAAAACTTTAGACCCTGAAACAGAAAGACAATATAATGCAATGGGTGAAGCTTTTGTTGAAGGTTTTCTTTCTAAAATGTATATGCAAGATATTTTAAAAGATATTTCCGCAGAACAATTACAAACATATTTAAGTAGTCCAGATAATTATATACTCGAATTATCAAACTATGCAATGTATAACTATATAAGCAATGGTGAAGTATTTCAATTATTTGACTTGGCAAAAGTTTTGCCTACTCTTAACTACAAAATTGATGTATTAGAAAAAACAAAAAATTATGAAAAGAATTTGGCAAAGTGTAATAAAGCTTTAAATAAAGTAGGACATAAACAATTAACAAGAGACCTAATTAGCCAATTAATTTCTGTTGGCACATTAACTGGAATTTGGATTGGTGATGCTAAAAATCCATATTTATATATATTTGATGATGTACGGTATTTTATACCAAGATATAGATTATTTGGTAAATGGGTAGTTAGTGTTGATATGTCATATATTAGTTCACTATCTAGCGATGTAAGAGCTATATTATTTAAAAATTTGTATCCTTATATAACACAAGAAGATTATGACAATTATCAGAAAGACACAGTGAAATATAAATATGTAGATTTACCACAAGACAGAAGTGTGTGTTTAAGAACTCATACACTACATTTTTCACAAGCTTTTGGTATTAATTGGAGTACTACAGGTTTATTTGATATAAAGCATAAGAAAAAGTTGAAGGATTTAGAAAAAGCTATAGCAAATAAAATTATATCAGCAATAGCAGTTTTAACTATTGGTAATTCAAAAGACCCTGATAAATATGGGAATTTAAAATTAGGTAAAGCTATAAAGAAAAAGATTTTTACTAATGTTAAAAATGCTTTAGAGAAAAGTGAGTCGCAAGGAATTACTGTGGTTGGTGTGCCTGAATTTGTAGATTTAAAATTTCCTGATATGAAATCAGATGCATTAGAACCTGCTAAATTTGATTCGACTAATAATGATATTACATATGCTTATGGTACTTCTGCTTCACTTTCTAATGGTACAGGCTCTAATTTTGCTTCTGCAAAAATTAATTTAGATATGCTTTATAAAAAGATAGGTGTAGTTCTTGAAGATATTGAAACAGAAGTTTATCAAAAGTTATTCAATATTATATTACCTGCTTCTGTGGCAGATGATTACCATTTAATTTATGATAAAGAAACTCCAATTACTCAGAAAGAAAAGCTTGAATTTTTATTTAAACTTCATGCTGAAGGTTTTGCGGTTAAACCTATTGTAGATTCATTAAGTGGTGTAAATTTTGACGAATTTATAAAGGAATCTTTATATGAATTAGAAGAAATGAAATTACCAGAAAAAATTAAACCATATCAATCTACTTACACAACTACAGGTGATAATAAAAATGGAAAACCGAAAGATGATAACCCCGACAATGAAAATTCCGTAATTAGTAAAACTAATGATGGAAATGACTTACCAGAATAGGAGTGATTATATTGAAAAAAGAAGATTTATTGGTAATTAAAAATGATAAAAATGTAATCATTACTTATTCTGGTACTAAGCTTGTAAAGCCTATTAATGGGTTTGAAAATATGAGTATAGATGAAATAAAGCAATGGTTTATAGATGAATTTAATAAAGAAAGGGGTTGATTAATGTGGAAGATTTAAAAGGACTATGCAGTTTACAACTTAATGCAATTTCTTCTGTAGAAGATGACCCCACGCTCACACGTTTACAATTCGTGATACTTGACTTCGATGTTAGTGGTAATAAACAAATTGTTAGTGAAGAATTAGCAATTGAAGCATCTCCAACATTACGACTAAAACCACTGATGTGTCAATACTTTAAAACTACTGATTATAATGAAAAAAATGACCACTTTGGTACACATGGAGAATATATTACAAAAGACAGGAATGGAAATGATATTATAGCAACAAATACAATTGCTATAGGTACAACAAATGAAACTGGTGGGTATATTGGAACTATTATAGATGAAAATGGAAATGAAAAGTCTGCACTATTAGCAGATTTTTTTATTTGGAATGACAAAAATCCTGATATCGTTGCATTAATTCAAGAAATGTGGGATGCAGGAATTCCACTGAAAAGTTCATGTGAATATCTTTATAGAAATTATGAAGTTAAAGATGGAATTCAGTATATTCAAAGTCCCCTTATTTTTACAGGGCATGTAATTTTGAATTCAGGCGAAAATGGAACAGGAATAGTTTCTCCAGCTTATAATTCATCTCAATTAGTATCTTTTAATCAAAAGTGGGAAAAAGCAATTTCTCAAGCAATATTAAATCAAAGTTCCTTAAATGAAAATAAGGAAATTGATATAAATAAAAACAATAACTCACAAAAGGAGGAAAATTTAGTGGAAGAAAATTTATTTTATAAACAATTATGTGAATTGTCTTTTGGTGATATAAGAGAAAAAATTATGACTACTTTATCTAAGACAATGACAGCAGATGAATTTTATAATGTTTATGTTTCAAATTGGAATATTTTTGATACATATTTTGTTTATGAAACATACGAAGAAAGCAAGTATGTTTATTATAAGGTGACTTATACAAAAACTGAAACAGATATTTCAATTAATTTAGGTGAAAAGACTAAGGTAGAACGTGATGTTATTTGGGTTGAAACCGAAGTAATGCAAAATTCTTTAAATGAAAAGCAAGTTGAAATTGATACCTTGACTGAACAGCTTAATGAAAAAGATGGAGAATTAACAGTAGCTAATGAAACTATTACTTCTTTAAATTCAGAAAAAGAAACTTTAACTACTCAATTTAATTCTGCAACTGAAACAATCACATCTTTAAATTCTCAGGTTGAAGAAATGAAACCTATTGTAGAACAGTTTAATGCAGAATCAGTTGAAAAAGCTTTAAACGAAAAGAAAGAATATTATGAAGCAAAATTTAAAGCAGTTAATGGATTAGATACATATAACACTGAAGAAGTGCAGGAATTATTACAGAAGTCTATTAATTCAAGTGAAGAAGGTAAGGATGCAATTCTTTCTTTAAATAGCAAGTTAGTTGATTTAGTTCAATTGAAGGTTGAAGAACCATTTGAAGTTAAACAACTTTCAAGTAAAAATGAAAAGTTAATTCCTATTTCTACTGATTTTGATAGTAGATATAAAGATTAACTTACAGAACAAATAAAAAATTATTTAATAAGTAAAGGAGAAATTTATTATGGCAAGTAGAGGAATGGATTTTTATAAGACTAAGGGTACTCATGGTGTAGGTAATGTAAATACGTTTAGTATTGATGTATTACCTAATGGTGCAATTGTAGCAGGAGCAGATATAGACAACTTTACCCTTGGGGAATTAGGTTTTGATGCAGATGGTAACAGAACAGTTACACAGTTAGCAGATAAAACACATAAAGCAGTTTTAGTTGCTGGTGTAGAAAGAAGATTTATTGATGGTGAACAGTTATGTGATTGCTACAATGCAGTAGGTGAACCAGTAAGATGCGTATTATTTAACAGGATTGTTAGATTTGAAACATCGTCATTTACAAAGAATGCAGGAGTTACAACTTTAAAGAATGGTATGGTTGCTCACTTTGATGTAACTACTAAGAAGTTTATCATTTCTGATTCAGCTTCAGCTCATGCTGACTACGCAACTTCAGTAAATAAGTTTACAGTTGTTGATGTTGATTGTACTTCAATCGAAGGATATCCAGTAATTAGATTAGAATTAAATTTAGCTTAATCTAATTTTATAAACTAAATATAAAAATTTTTAAAATAATTATATACATAAAAAGGAGAAAATAAATTATGGCATACGATTTAAAGAAACTTGAAGCTCTATGCTCAAGAGTATATAACAACACTATGATTACAGATGAACAGAATAAAATTTCTGACGAAGCTGATATTAAGGCTTATTGTCAGAAGGTTTTTGGTGATGGTAGTGAATCTGCTGACCCATCTGCATTACATCAGTTTAACAATATTGTAGTAAAACAGGCAGATGCTATTGCAAAAGCTAAAGAAACTCAGTTATTACCTTTATTTGCTACTATGGCAAGTCAGACTGGTAATGATGTATATTCATATGTAATTCCTAGAAAGACTAAGGCTAAGTTCAAATGGTCTGCAACTGGTACTGGTGTTGACCTTACAAGAGTAAGTTCTGGCGAAAAATCTGTTGCAATTCCTCAGACATTCCAGACTGGTTTCTATTATGAACCAATGGATATGGTGACTGATTCTGTAACAAACTTTAGAAAGCTAGTCGATGATGTTGCTGAAGCTAAAGTAAGACTTTACATTGCACAGGTTCAGAAGTTAATTCAGTCTGCTATTACTGCTGGTAAGATTCCTACAAACAATGTAAAATCTGCTTCTGGTGTAACTTTAGCAAATTTCAATAAAGTTGCATCTACTATTGCAAGAGTAGGAATGGGTGGTAAACCTGTATTCATAGCTGATACATTATTAATTGATTATTTTGCTAATCAACAGACTACTGCTGTAGGTTCTACTCTTTATAGTGATAAAACAAAGGATGAATTCCTAAATGCATTAAATATTACTCAGATTGGTAGAACAACTGCTGTAAACCTAATTAATCCATTTACAGATGAAACAAATTCTGCTACTGAACTTCCAGTAAATGAAGGTTATATGTTCAGTTCTGCTGTTGGTGCAAAACCATTTATTATTGTAGAGTATGGTGGAATGAGACAGTATACAGAACAGAATCCTGAAGATGAAAGAATTAAGATGATTATTAAACAGGATGCATCTGTAGAACTTATCTACGGAGAAGCAATTGGATACATTAAAGAATCTGATACTTCTAAGGTAAGCTTATAGTCAATATATAAAAATATTAAGAGGGTAGTACTTTCTATCCTCTTAATTATTAATTGGAGCAGAAAAATATGAAGACATACAAAACAAAGGATTTTTATTTGTCTGCATTATTGTATGTCAATGGTTTTAAATTAATTGATTCTGAATTTAATGGAATTAATACAGTTTATTTTATCTTTGAAAACAATGATGATGAAAAATTAAATCAATTATTAACAGATTTTATTAATAAAACAGTGAGTGTGAATTTAAAAAGTTTCGTTCATGCAATCACAATTATGAGATATGAATTGAATAAATATAGGTAAAATTATGAAGGAGATTAAATAATGGCAAAACAAAAAATGATTAAATTGGCAAGATACAGAAATTATCCATTTACAGTAAATTATTCTACATCTGATGGATTTTTGAGAACATATGAATGGGCAGGAAGTAAAGGAACTTATGTAGATATTAAAGAACTGCCAGAAGAAATTGTACAGTATTTGATTATGAATACTGTAGTTTTTATTGATGGTGAATTAAAAATAATAGAAGATTCAGATACCGCAAAAGAAGCCGTAGAAAATTTACCTGAAGAGTATCAAAATAATGGACATGCAAAAGAAGAAATTATTGCGTTATTAAATGGTACTGTAAAAGACCTAAAAGCAGAACTTGATAAGATAGAAGATAAGGGCGAAATTAGTTTCTTTATTGACGTTGCAAAAGAAATTAAATTAGATTCAAAAGGTAAATTAAGATTATTAGCTGAAAAAATTAATGTACCTGAAGATATTCTATTTGATGATGAAGACGAAAAATAATTTATAAATGATATAAGATAGGAAGGTCGGATTGAATGGCAAATACTACATATAGTGAAATTTATAAGGAATTTATTACCAATTGTGCGACTGATGATATAAATTTACCTAATACAGATGAAAAGAGGTATATTGCCATTCAATCTGCTATTAGATATTTCAATAATCGTACAGGGTTGAATATTAAATGTGATAATACTACAGAAACAATTGATAAAGAATTAGAAGATAGTGAATTACTTTTAATTGCAAATTATCTTAGATTAGCTTTTTTAAAGAATCAGTTATCACATATTACCACAATTTTTCAACCGTTCCAAAAAGAAATTGGGATTAAATCATATCAAAATACATGTAATAGTTTTAAAGCACAAATAGAAGAACAAAAATATACTATAGATGAAATTTATGCACTATATTTTGATGATGATTATATGTAAGGTGGTGTGATATGGAAGATTTTACGAATTATCATACTCAAAGTAAAGAAAAAATTAAACATGATGGTATCGAATTATTTACTATGCATTTAGATGATTTTGAAGGAGTAGATGGTTTTATTGACACTATACCGCAAACATTTCTTATTCAAAAACATGTAAGTCAAGCTAATGAATTTAAAGATACATGCAAAGTAATGTGCTTGTCTACTATTACTATTAACAGAGGTTCAATAGTTGACGATAACATTCATAAATATTTGGTTACTTCAGATATTAATGATAATACATTTTATAAAGATGCTGAATTACAACAATGTACAAACACACTTAAATTTTACGATAAAACATCAGTTTTAAACGATATAATTTCAGTTCCATGTGTGGTATCTTCTACAACTGTTTCTTCTTTAGGAATAGATAACCAAGATAAATTTGATTTATTAGAAGGTAAAATTGTTGTACAGATACCTAGCAATGAAAAAACATCAACTATTTATGAAAAACAAAGATTTATATTAGGTCAATATTCATATGAGGTGACTGGAATTGATGATATTACTGCATTAGGTGTTTTAAAGATTAGTATGAGTAAAGTTGAAAAGAATGATAAAGATGATTTTATCAATGGAATTGCTTTTAATAGTGAAGAAATAAAAAATAATTATAAAATTTCTATATTATCACCTGATTTATCATTTGCAGTTTCACAAACAGTACAGTTAAATGTTCAAGTTACGAATAATGACGGAATCGTTCTTAATCCAAATCTAACTTATACTTCATCTGATACATCTGTATTTACAGTTGATTCTAATGGACTACTTACAGGATTAGCGATTGGCACAGCAACTATTTCAGTATCTTTGACTGATGAATCTACCATAGTGGCAACTACACCTATTAATATAACTTCAATAATTAGTGATAATTACAGTGTTGTAATTAATGGTTCAAATTCTATTATCAAGAAAAAGCAAGGTATATATTCTGCAAAATTCTATAACAATGGTGTGGAAATTACTACAGAAGAAAGTTATTTCTATTTGACTGATATAAATGGAGTGGCATTAAATACAAATATTGCTTCTATTTACTCACAAGATGTTAATGGAAATTGTGTCGTGCTTGCTGGAAATCCGTCAGGAGTACAATATGCATATTTACATGTAAAAAATGCTAGTGGAAATATCGTTAGTGAAGGATATAAAATTAAGATTTATTCATTGATATAGGAGGTGATAGTTTGGCTTTAGAAAATAGTATTACTGATTATAAAAATAAAATTATTATGAAAATTATTGAAAACACAGATTTATTAAAAGCATTAGTTAATACAGATTCAGACTTTCTTTCTGTTGAACTACTTATATCTCCAGAAGAAGCAGTATACTCTTATGTCTTTCCATATATGGATTCTAAAACAATCTTAACAGAAACACAGTCATTTATTACAATGGAATTTAGAGATTTTAAAGCTAGCAAAGGTAATTGCTATAAATCTGGACAAGTACTTTTTTATATTATATGTGAAAAAAGTTTGATAAAAACCACACAGGGGAATAGATATGACTATATATTTGAAAGATTAATGGAGATTTTTGATGAATCTAAAGATATAGGAATTGGAAAGATGATTATTTCTAAATGGGGTGATATGGCTTTTGGCGATAATTACTTGGGTTGCTATTGTATTTTAGAATTAACAGATTTTAAGTAGGTGAATTGCATGGATAAATTTAAATTAAAATCTGGAAAACCTATTGAAATTAATGGTGTTGGTTTATTGCATCAACCTTTAATTATGGAAATTGAGGAATTAGGATTTGATAATTACGGTCAACTTATTCAACCATTTTTAATTCCTTTTGAAGAATTTACTCCAGAACGATTAATAGGCAAAATAAAAAGTTTTGACCTGTTTTTTTTATGGATGAATCAAGAAGATGAATTAACTCAGAAAAGTGGAATTGAAAGTTTTAATAATTTAATAAATGCTTGTGCTTTCTTTTTTAGAGAAGAAATTCAATACAATTTAGATGAACAAGCAATATTAGTTGGTGATAATGGAATTATCAATCGAGATAACTTTGATGAAATAAAAAATATTATATTAACAATCAATTTAATTGATATAAGTAATAGACCTAAATTCCAAAAGAAACTATCACCTAAACAACAGAGCATACATGATAAATTAGCAAAACATAGACAACAACATCAAGACGATAAAATTAATATTGAAGATATTATAGATTTTGTAATGTATGGTGGAGATGGATTTATACCGTATAGTGTTGTTGAAACAATGACTTATTGTCAACTTTATACAGCTTTTAATATTATCAATATTAAAAATAATTGGAAGGAATATTTGCTTTATAAAACGTCTGAAAAATATGACGTTCAAGAAGATATGAAAAATATTTTATCCAACATAAAAAATTACAACAAAAATATAAAATAATAGGAGGAATTTAAAAATGGATTACGCAATAAAAGATGCTTGTAATGTAAGATTACAAAAGAAAAGTGATTCTAAAGTAGTTTTATATTCTGATTACGCAAACTCCACTAATCTATCTTTTAGTTCAGATAGAATTTTTGCAAAAGCTAAAGGAGTAAATAAAATTGCATTTGACTATAATCGTCAAGGTACTTTTAAATGTGAATTTGAGGTATTTGAACTAGCATGGTTAAGTGTATTATTAGGTTCTGATTTTTCTAGTGAAACTAAGGAGTTAGTTAAGAGAGAAGTATTAACAGTTAGTGATACAAACACTGTAAAATTAGCTACGACTCCTAAAACTGGTTCTTTAGCAATTTTTACATTAGATAGAGATTTAAGAACTCATATTAAAGAGCAAACTGTTGGTACACCTGCAACAACTCCAGATACATATTCAATTGCAACTGATACTGTAACATTTAATTCTACAAGCTGTCCAGAAAATACTAAGGTAGTTGCTTATTATTTTGTAGATTCTACAAGTACTGTAAAAACATTATCTGTAATGTCAAACAAGTTCCCTACAAACTATGTTATTTAT